GAAGCAATCGGAGATAATACAACTGGCTCTTTCAATAGCCCTTCTTCATCCACAATCATGCAGTAATCTTCCGGCAATCCAACCGGCTGCACAATCTCTATCATTCTGCATCCAATCTGCTTGCGCCAGAAATCATAATCGCTATCCATGTTTTGCTCTATCACTTCTATCTGCGAACTTCCAGCAGGCAATTTAATATACAGTTTATTTTTCATTATTACCATCCCCCTTTTCCTTGCAGTCGTGCCATGATACTGCACTTACTTCTAGCACGACCTCATTGCAGTCAAACGCTTCAATCATTCCCAGTTGCTCCATGATGTACCGCCATGCATCATCTGTGTAATCCTCTCGATACAGCCGCACACTTTCGCCCACAGGGAACACAACCCTTCTATTCATGCCATGCACCACCTTTCTACTCAGCTGCATTTTTCCCATCAGGATTGATAAAGTCATGCCGGATATCATTTGATTTAATATATCTGTAGAAGTTGACCAGCATCACCATGTCGCCAGCACTGATAAAAGCTTCATTGTCTGGTATTGATTCATGTTCCCCTTTGCTGTCTTTGTTGATAATCAGCACAGCACCATCATGTTCCCGCTGAATCAGTTCAAGCCGACCGCCATTATTGATGTCATAGCTTAATATGTTCATGTTTATCTCTCCTTTACTCACCAAATTTATTTAAACCTAGACAACTTTCTCATCAAGTTATCATATTTTTTTAAACTATCTTTCTTAATAAAAAGAGGTTTTATTATGTTGCTTTTTATTATTTTCCCATCTATATCAAACGCAGTATCTCCCAAACGATAATTTATATTGTTCAACTCAAAGAAACGCTTTTCAGGGAAAATAATGCAAGACGTATTTCCGACAAATACTTCATCTTCATGTTGCTCTTTATGAATCAATGTTTATCCCTCCTGTTTTTCTGCCCGTTCAGCCGATAGCACAGCTTTTTTATTTACGCCAGCTTCTTCCGCGGTTCACTCTGAATGTTTTCAGAGCCGTATTTAATCCGTAAATCATCCAGACTAGCCGTTTTGTTGTTTCCCTTGTGCCATGGGTCTTTGTGCCAGTACCACGCTTTTTTCTGACCGCTGTATCTCAGCCCAGCATCTTTCAGCTCTTTCTTGTAAGCAAACGTGTTTCCGCTCACCCACAGCCAGTTGCCAATGATTTCGAGCTGAAGCCCCTCAAGATTGATTATTTTATTTAAAATCTCGATGAAATCAGCAGCAACCTCACTCGTTGCCTTTTCATAAACATCACCATCTGCATTGCGGTGTATGTTTTTAACCTTCTCGAACAGCACTTCATATTCAGCATTGATAGCTTTCATTTCTTCCGTCGTATCACGGTCAGGGTTCAAATCTGGGTGATATTGCTTCACCAGCTTTTTGTACGCCTGTTTCAGCTCTTCGATTGTCTGAATCTTGTCAAAGTATCTCATAAGATGTTCCCCTCTCTGCTTTTTTGATCGCTCGCTCGATTGACTTCTTAATCAACCTTACGTCTTTATTATATTCCATTTCGGAACAAAGTCAATACTTTTTTCGCATTTTCTGCAAATTTTTTTCGGATTCAGAACATTAACAAGCAAAGAAAAAGCCCCAGAATACGGGGCAATGGTTATTTCATTAGCTGCAGCACATAGTCAATCGCTCTTATGCTTTCTTTGTGTGCGTTGATAAAGGCTTGCCGTGGTCTTCCGCTTGCTTCCCATTCTTCTATCTCTTTCACAAGCTCTTGCCGTTTCTGAAGCAGCTCTTCTCTCGTAATCATGTCTTTCATTCTCAATCCCTCCTGTTCATTCCCTCTATACTCATTATATTCTATATCGGAATATTAGTCAATGTTTATTTTCCATCGTGGAAAATAAGAGATCACAAAAAAAGACCCCGTGCCTAATAACAGGGTCTAAGATAGAGAGTTGATTACATCAGCAAAACAAAAAGGCAAAAAAGTGTTCTATCTTTGTAAGAGTATACGCCAACATTTCCACATTGTCAACATATTTTCGCAAATAGAAAGAGCCTGTCACCGGGGGTGGCAAACAAGCTCTTGCACAGGAGATTTTTGAATGATTTGGATTTGGTATGTTCATTATATGTTCTACAATGGATATTGTCAAGCAGTTTTGGAAAATTGTCTTGACTTGATGGTTAAAACATCAAATGCTAGAGGGAAGCAGGAAACAGGCACAGAAAAGCCCCAAGAATCAGGGCTTGTATGTCTATCAATGCTGTCAGTCAGCTATCAACAGTATACAGCCGTCAGCATTTTAAAATCTGAGCCGTTCCCCTCCTGCTCTAGTGCTGACAGAGCCACAAAAGGAACCCCGCAACCCTACCGTTTAGCTTTCGCTCGGTCAGTAGTCACCGCCAGCAACAGTTTTTTGCAGTGGTCAGTTGCCATGACCTAGGGATTACCCGTTGCCCTCTATCGGTTTTTACGCAAAAGAAAAAGCCACATTGAGGATGGGGCAGCATCCTACAATGTGACTTCAAAGCGTGTTTATTCTGTTGTAAGCTGCATTTCTGCTCTGCCCAACAGAAACACGCTTTTCTCATTGAGATTATTTTATCACCCGAACGGAATATTGTCAACACTATATTTCCATTCAAGCATTATTTTTTCGTCAAAACAGGTGTGCTGCCCTTGCTACTGACCTCGCACCCCAGCAGACTAGCCAACTGCCGCACAGATACAAAGTTCAAGCCACCCACAAATACACCATCAATCGTGTACTGCTTGCCATCTACGATGATAGGCAGCTTCTTGATTTCCAATTCGCTCATGCTGTCACCCTCTTTCTGCCCGTTAATCAGCTTCTGTACATCCGATCTGAACTTATCCATGGTGTCACCGAAATTCTTCATGTAGCTGTCAATGTCAGAATGATTGCTGCCATAGCCCTTTTTATACGCTTCTGCATGGCTGACAATAGAGCTGACCGGCAGATTGTACTTCTTACACAGATAAGCGCACAGCTCTTTCGCTTCTTTGATGGCTGCTTTGTAGTATGCTGCATCGGTATTGCTCGACTGGCACACTTCAAACTGGATATGGGTATTGTTGTAGCTGCCGTTTTTACCGGATGCACAGCCCCAGCAGCGATGATTCCATGGAAGCGTTTGATAGGTGCATACTTTACCGTTCTTTTTTTTGCCTATAAAAGCATGTACACACACATTTAATCCACTTACATTCCAGTCGTTATTATTGGTGTTTACGCCTAATTCTCCATCGTCTGGCTGCACATATCGCTTCAGGTTAGGATTGTTTGCGCCGGTACTATGCACCACTATCCCTTTCGGTGTGATTTTTCGCCCTGCTTTGTAGCAATCATTTTTGGTTAAAATGCACTGTCTAAGCTCCATTACGCAACACCTACCGCGATCTGCAATTCTTTTACTGCTGCTTCTATCATTGCATCCAGCTTTTCAGCATCCAGAGCATAGCCCTTCTGCGTCAGAAACTGCATAACATACTGTTTCTTCTCTGCACCCATGCCAGAGCCTGTATACAGCATTTCGGCAGCATATACGGCAATCTGTACCCATTTCTGTACCTCGTCCCACTTTTCTTCACCGGCTCTGCGCTTCAAAAACGGGATAAGATAGCAAGTGATAATCAGCACTGCAAGCGATAAAAGAGCCTGTAACAGTGGTGTCAAGTCAATCGCGTCCATTTACATCAACCTCGCTTTCATAGTCGCTTAAATCGTCATTTACTGCGTTCTCATCGTATCCTGAATCTATCTTTCTCTTTTTGATGCCTGCCAGACTGACCAGCTCAGTTCCGGTAAACGCAAACCACGCTATCACTAAAGATGATGGTTCAGTCTGCGTATGCCAGAACACCACCAGAACAGCTATCGTAAAGGCGATGTTAAGAAAAAGTATCAGGCATACAATGAGCTTTGAGAAATCGCCTTTTTTCATTCTCCACATGTTCTTTCTAAATCCTCTATCCGATGGTTAGCCACCTTTATTTTCTCTTCTTGAAGTTCTGTTCTTTCTTCCAGCTTATAAGTACGCTCAATCAGATTGTTGTGTTTGTCAACCTTCTTTTCAAGCTCACCAAGCCGGTATGTAATCAGCTTGTTATTGGATACCAAGCCGATAAGAGAACCAAGAAGCCCGCCGCTCGCTGCTATAATTGCCACAATTATTTCGTTCACTGCATAGCCCTCCATCGTCCTTTTCCCCTCATACAACAACGCGACATGCTATCCATAGTAGACAACACATCGCTAATTGTTGCTATTTTGGAATTTTACTTTGCAATTCAAAAAGCCTTACGCCTATGCATTAGCCATCTGCTCAACCAGCAGCAGAATCAGCACATTTACAGGCATAAACACGCCATTGCGGTACACATGACCAACTACATCTGCGTTTCCATCCAGCAGAATGTTTGTGCTGTCTGCCAGTGTTCCATCTGTGCTTTCGATTACAGCAGTGCAGATGCCGTTTGTGTCAATCTGAGCATAGTAGTATGTGGTTGGTTCAGCCATGAATGTGTCAATATCGAATTCCACCGCCATGGTAAACCTCAATCCCTGCTTCATGTTCTGCTCCACCCTCCTATGAATAAACGCTATGATCGTGATTTGCAGGATCCTTCCCCGCAATGTCATTGTTCATGGTGTCTAATTCTTCTGTCAGCTTTGTTCGTGTAACACATTATTTATGTGTGTATAAAATATTTACTGTAATAGCTTCCAGCGGAAGATTCTTTGCATAAACACGAATATACCCGTCAAAACATTCCGCCTTGAATCCGCGAACAGATATATCAGCCTCAGCAAATACAGCGGCAGAATTTCCAACTGTTGAATCTGCTACAGTTATATCTTTATAAAATCTTTTATCATAAGCTGTTCCCCAGTCACCAGCTACAGACCAGTTGCCTTTGTAGTCACCTGCATAGGTAGGTCTTGTCGCTGTTTGCGCAATTATTTGCCTAACAAGCGTTGAATCTTTTAAATCAACAGTGCCATCACCACTGGCATCAGCCAGTGCAAGAATTTCTGTATCAGTTATAGTAGCCTCGCCAGAAGAATGATTTTTAATAATGCCCGAATCATTTTCTGTTAATTCGCCATCTTTATCAACATCACCATACATTAATCCTTCTGGTAATGTCACAGATATAACAGTACCTTCCACAATGTTTGCTACATTATTAGCCATTGCCTGGAATGTTGCATCGGTTGCCGTTGTTACCCCTTTTGCAGTGATAGCATTGGCAACCAATGTCTTGCCATCACTGACAGATTTTTTTAGATCGCTTATTTCTGCTTTAGCATCACCTATGTGTTTCTTTAGCAGCCGCATTGTGCTTGATTCAGCAAAATCTACCCTGTAGATTCTGTTGTAATCCGTGTTATTCACCAGAAACAGCGTGTTTCCGGCAATGCCAGCCATATCAGCATAAGTCCAGCCGGTGCCGCTGATGTCAAAGTTGATGACGCCATTCAGATCGTTGTCGTTTAACAGCACGATGGATGCATCAACATTGCAGATAATGACATAGCCGCCAGAATAGCAGATGTTTCGGATGTTCTTAGTCAGCAGTCCGCTTGTAGTAACCGGGAAGCTAATCCAGTTCACCAAATCGCTTGTGTAGTACAGCCCTGTATCAGAGAATGTCCACACATAGTTGTCAGTGCAGACGATGTAGTCTTTGTACAGTGTTGTGCCGCCTGTTGTAATCGTCCAGTTGATACCATCAGACGATACAGCAGTTGTGCCACTTTTGCCGTATGCAAAGAAGCAGTCCAGCCAATCACACCAGCAGACATCTGTAAAGCCAATAGCGGTGCTGAGTGAGCAGTCATTCAGAGTAGCGCCATCATCAGACCACTTGATTGATGTTTTTGTGTTTGTGGAGAATACAGCAACCATTCTTTGCAGTTTTTCGCTGTATGCGGTTTTGATATGTCCCAGTTCTCCATGGTCTACCTTTGTCCAGACATTGTTTTCAATGTCATCCGAATAGTAGTAATAGTTATAGTTTTCAGCCATTACCCATCTGTTCAGATGTTTCAGATAGCAGATTGTTTCCACATTATTTGTACTGCAACCGGCATCCGCTTTTTTAACGTCAGAGCTGGAAAGAGCAGTTACACCATCTGAGATAAGATAATTGGTAGCGGAACCGCCTACAATAAACCGCCCATTCACTTCATCAACATATAAGCAGCTAGGCGAAATATTAGAAGGAATGATTCTGGTGTAAGCATCACCAATACCAGAGCCGTTTTCTAGCCCCTCTACTCTTTTCATGGCAGTATTAAACTCATCCTGCGTAACCAGATAAATCTTTTCGTTTTCAGCCATTTCATCAACTCCCTTTTTTATTTATTATTTTGCATCGAAAATTTTAGAAATCATAATCTTTTTCTGAAATTTCTATTCCTAAATAGCATTCATCCCAGCTATAACCATGTGATTCTGCCCATGATGTTCCACGCAGAAATCCGTTTCCACTCTCATCAGTAACATCTATGAAATACCACTTTCCATACAGCTGAACAGCATTCCATGCGTGTTTATTTCCATGAACAAAAGTACAATCAACACCCGCCAGATTCGACAGATAATAAAACGCATCGGAATATCCAGAACACACAGCCTTACCATCAAAAAGTGCTTCCCTAGCATTCTGTGAATAATCGTACCGTGTCTTTGCTGTTTCAGTTGCTTCATAGTCATAATCTGTATTGTCCTGAATCCAATGATAGATTTCATAAATCTTCTGGTAATCGGACATCCCTGTTTTGATGGTAGACAGAAGTATTTCTTCCGCTTTCTGCTGTATCATGTAATCCTCTTTGCTCAATGCTCCAAAGTTATTCAGCAGCTTCACAGTCGGTCGCCACTCATACCAGACATACCATCTTGTGCCTGAATATGTCTGTTCCCATTCATACCGCCAGCCTAGAATCTCCTGATTATTCTCGCAAACATCTATGACTTCTGCAATAACAGAATCAATGTCTGTGCATGTGCAGAAGTCCACTTCTTCCAGATGTTCAGCATAGATAAGTTCAGGCGTGAAATCTGTATAGTCTATCTCTTTCGCGAATAGTGGAGTGCATAAAATAAGCCATACAGCAAGCGCAGTAATAAGCCTATTAACCATTCTATAACCCTCTTAAATCAGTTGCATATACACGCCGTTTTCATCTTTCCCAAGAATATATGTGATGCTATCAAGCTTTTCTTTATACTTATCGCCCGGTGTCATGTATAGCTCATTTTCGTTTATTTCACCAGCAGCAGCCGCTTCCTGATACTGTTCTTCGGTCAGATAATTGATTATTAAATATTTGACATCTGTAATCGTTTTCGTTGCCATTCGTTACACCACCTTCATTACACCCCGATTTCGACAATCAAGTCCAGAGAAGTCAATGACGGAAGACCGCTCAATGTCCCATCGTTGCCTATGCTGAACGTTTCAGTAGTTTTTGTTGGTGTGCCATAAGATGAGGATTTATAGTAACCATCACCGACAAAAGCATAAACAGTACTCGCGTATGTGCTTTTGTATACACCATATCCCCAGACTTTAATAGTTCCGCTGCCCTGAAAATTGATTACATCGGACGCAGAAGTGATATGGTATGCCTCGCAATTATCCATACCCCCACCGCCAGAAGACGGAACATTTACATTAACCTGACTGAAAAATTTTCCACTAGTCGGTGTATATGTCCCATTAGCTGTAATCTCTTTTGTTTCTGTCGGTACAGCAGCTATGGTCTGGTCGCCCTCTAAATACTGACCGGCAGCAATTTTCTGTGCAGCTGTCCCCGGTGTATAGGTTGCGGCAGATTTCTTTGTTACGCCACTGCCAACATAGGTGGAAGAGATAGCGCCTACAGATACCTGCGACAACCCATCATATCCACTGTCCGGCTTTACTGTTTGTGCCGATTCAGAAGGTGTAACGCTCTTGCTCTGTAAAGTTGGCTCTGTATCTGGAACATTGACAACTACAGATTTCAGATATTTGCCACTGGACGGTGTAACTGTTCCGTTTTCTGTAACAGTCTTTGTTTCTGTCTGGATAGCTGCAATAGCAACTTGCGATAAGCCATCGTAACCGGAATCTGGCTGAATCGTCTGAGCTGATTCACTAGGTGTTGCAGATTTGCTTTGCAGATTAATAACGGTAGCAGGTACATTGACAGTAACCTGACTGTAACCATCCAAGCTGTCATCGGATGGATTGTAAGTACCGTTTTCAGTTATTGTTTTTTCGCCCAGTACAGATGCATCACTAGGGACATTGACAGTGACCTTCTTCAGATACTTGCCAGATGTAGGCGTAACAACACCATTCGATGTAGCTGTTTTTTCCTCTGTCTGGATTGCATCAACAGTAACTTTGCTAAGACCATCATAGCTTGTATCAGGTGTAACGCTCTGAACGCTCTCAGACGGCGAAATTTGCTTTTCCTGAAGCGATATGCCGCCTGCAATATTCTTAGTCCCACCAATAGCAGAAACAATATGAGAACCTAAATAAATGCCCATTAAGACCACCTCGCAATAGAAATGGATGTCTTAGTCGCGCCCTCTTCTATCGTTTCCAGCTTCGCAGCAGCGGTTTTCATAGCAGCATCGATTTTTGCAGCATTCTCATTCAGCTTGTTGAAGTCTGCAAAGTCTTCATCATCGAAAGTGTACAGCCCTAAATGCTCTGTTGTACCTGCCATTTATACCACCTCCACGCTCACAGAATCAATAAGTTTTTCTGCCGCAATAGTATATGTGAAGACGACCTTATATCTTCCCTTTTCTTCTGCATTGAACAACATAACCAGCTTGTGCCCATCAATCGGACATTGCCCACGGTCTACAACCTTATCATCCTTAGTTACATAAAACTCAGCCGTATCAATGACAAAAAAGTTATTGCAACGGCTGTTACTCACAACCTCAATTCCTATAATTCTGATTTCACCTTTGTCGAAAGTCATAAAACCACCACCCTGTAATCACTTACAACCAGCTTGGAATGGTATTTCTTCTCTTTTTGTGCAACAGCTCTGAAATCGTTCCATAAGACCTTAACAGATAAGCTGTCGAAGTCTATCATCACAACGGATTCCACCCGTGTTCCAACATTACCGGCATCATCTGTTGCATATAGCTCCAGAATAACCGTTCCACTATCAACCGCAGGAATGGCTGCTTTAAACAGCCATTTCCCGCCGAATTGATTCACCAGATTAAACACTATCTCTCTGCCGAGATACCGTCCAATCAATGTCATTAGTCAGTTACAGTTACTGTGATGGTGAACGTACCGCCAACATCAACAGTGGATTTGCTCAGACTTACAGCAGTGATAACAGGTGCGCTGGTATCCAGAGTTACTGTTCTTGTAACTTCGGTGGTCAAGCCTGCGTTGTCGGTTACAACAACTTTGATGGTGTTCGAGCCGTTAGTCAGAGTAATATTTTTGCTCCAATTATTGCCGCTCAGTGTAGCAGTACCCTTGCTTGTACCATTCAAGAAGATTTCAACTTTGTTTACGTTGGATGTGTCATCAGAAGTTGTACCAGAAACAGTCAGGGCAGCTTTGTTCGTAATCAGACCATTAGTTGGCGAAGTTACGTTTAATGCAGGTGGAACAGTGTCTACAGTGTAGCTAGAAGATGCAGCTGTAGCAGCGTTACCATCGTTATCAGATACATTGACAGTTACAGTGTGAGCACCCTCAGACAATGCAGTCTGTGGAGTGTAGGTAATGTCATATCCACCAGAAACCTCAGAAACAACCATGCCAGTTGCACCGCTGCCCAAAGCCGTGTTGCTGTCAATTTTAAGCTGGAATGTAGCCAAATCAATACCAGAAGCGGCATCACGCAACTGCACCACAATAGGCTGTTTTGCATTTGTAACCCTTGCACCGCTGGAAGGGCTTGTAATTGTACAAGTAGGCTTTGTTTTTTCAAGAACTCGAACCTGCAAATTTGCCCCTAAAGAAGAATCAGACCGGTCAACTGTAGTGGTGTTACCTGCTTGGTCAGTAGCCTTTACAGTGATTCCATACTTGTGGTCAGTTTCGTTCCATGATGTAGTGGATGGCGCAGTCAGAGTACCTTCATACTTGCCAGTTGATTCATTTTTTGTAAGAGTTACTGTAACTCCATTGATAATTGCTTGAACTGTTTTAATAGCCATGTTTCATCACTCCTTAATAATTAAAGTTTCTGCCTGTTTTACTGTGTATTGTTTTAACTCTCCAACAGTAAGCTTTTTGATGTGTCCCCACGTTGGGAAGACTTCTTCCATACCAACGCGGAAAATAAACTGTTCATTTGTCCTCAAAGTGCTTTTGCTCAATTCAATATCTGTAATTTTTATCATGGAACATCACCATTGCTCAGATAAATCCCATTATCGTCCCTTCCAAAGTGCCATTTCTCACCTCCATAATCTACAAATGGCATATACCGCAAATCGGCAACACCTTTCGTCAACAATCCAGCCGGGTTGATTTCAGCAGTGTAGTTCTCAGATGTGCTGTAGTCCAAATCAAAGACAAATTCCAACCCATTTCCTTTTGTGTTTCCAGTGCCAGTAACAAGCGTGATAGCTTCATTGCTTTGTGCTACAAAATACAGGATTTCACCATCATCTGGGTCTTCAGCAAATAAGCCAATCTGCCTTATGCTTATGTTACTTTCAAGATTAAGATTGCTCACGTTCAGATAGAATGTAACGCCAGTATCCCTTACAACTAAGTCAACAATATCAATATCCATGATATAGCCACTTATTGTCGTCTGCTCTTTCAGATTCGTTATAGGTACGCTTCCACTACCAATAGCAGCCCTAGTAAAGTGTGTAGTGTCGCTTGCAAGCAACTTTGCATCCAGAGCAATACCTTTATAAGTAACAGTTGCATTGTCTATTGATGCCATTTACCTTGTCACCTCCCTCCGTATAGTTTCCAGTGATGTTGCATAATTCACTGCATAAGTTGTAACAGCTTTCTGGTATAAATCAGATGTCCTGACTGTGAAAATCAAGTGAGATGGCTTTATTGCTGTTATCTGCTTCTCCACTTCTTCCAGCACACTTTTGTCTATATTCTTATAGACAAATACCTCAAACATATTTACAGAAAAGCCATAAGGTGCTTCCATAGTCACAGTTGTTGTTATTTCATCAACCAACTCGAATGTGTATGATTTCCCCATATAGCCATTTAATTTTTCCCCTAGTTCGCTAGAAATCGGCTCCCATACCAAACTACTTAAAGCTGTTCCTGAACCGCTTATATATCGTTCTACGCCCCACACGCCGTCTTTGCAATAAAATTTATCAGCCGTTCCATCACTCAAACTTTTGAGCGAACCACCCGAAAACGGGATAAACACACTATCAAACAGCTCATGTCTGTAGTCATAAATTTTTATCATTATTCCGTTGTTTGTTTCACCAACAGAAACGCCGTTTACAGTGTTCCCCAGCACTTCAAACTTTTGTAGCTTGAAACCATAGTTTTCATTGATTTTGCATTCAGCGCCTGTAGCTGTTTTGACAATCTGCTCAATTCGATACGGTGTGATAGCTGTTCTGCTCATCATCTTAACCATTACTCTTGACCGTCTTTGCTCTAACGTCAGTGACGGGTTATAAGTTAAGCCATATTCTTTTTCCCAGAAATCAATCGTCCATGTAGCTGTTTCAGGCGTCACCTGATAGATAAATTCCTTTGTGAACTTTCTGAACTTATCCAGCTGCAAGCCGATAACCTGCATCATCCACAACGATGTGTAGCTTTCACCATAGATTTCCGCAACATCCTCATAGATTCTTCTCCCGTATTCGCTGGTAAGTATCTGATTGGCAAGTTCTGTGTATCTGCTCATTATCTACCCACCGCCTTACATCTTGACCGAATCATCGGGAATGTCACCGACAGAAAAAATCAAATTGCTTTCTTCTGTATGCGGTATTTCTCCAATATCAACCACAATATTCTGTGCATCGCCGTTCAACATGACATCGCCATAGTCTTTGAAACCAGCAGTCTTTTCAAAGACACCGTAAATCTTAGATAGCCGTACTTCCTTCAAGTCAATAGCTTCTTTGTATACAGCTTTCAAATTTGTTAAGAACGGCTCTTTCAACATTTCAGCTGTATAGCCATCCTCTAGCTCTACAGTGGCTGAGATATTGATATCCAGATAAGATACTGATTGCACTTTCAGTAGCGCATTGACTGGTGCAAGCCGTTTCTGTCTGTCAGATTCAGACATGATATGTTCGTAAACACTCTGGCACAGCTCATCGCTTGCAACGCTTCCGTTTACGTCAGTGATTACGATATACACATAACCGCTATCATCTTTAGCGGGAATAATTACAGCATTTCCAACGCCTTCGACTTCTTCTGCCCAACGCTTATAGTCAGCATCATTTCCAACAAAAGAAATACCCTGATTTTCGTCATACTCCATGAGCCGTTCTCTATAGTCGTCATCGCTCTCTGTGTCTGCGCCACCGATAGCCCCAGACAAGTTTTCTACGCCTACAAGACCATCAAGCGGTGCCGGAATCACTGTTATAGAACCAGCTATGACATTTGCGGCAGCTCCTGCCAGATTAGATACACATGTGATATTGATATAACCATCTGCCGGGATTGTCGCTGCTTCTATAGTGGCAAACTCAATCGCATCATCCGTTTCTGTCGCTTCTGTAGTGACAACAAATCCTTTTGGTATTGCCGTACCTTCCGACCCCGTAAAACAGATATCTACATAAGCACTGGAAGCCTGTTTTCTAGGCAAACTTTTCGATTTACCATGCAAATCGAGAAATTCACCATCTGCAAACATAGGGAAAATACACTTGATGCCATAAGACATATCAAGACTTTTTCCTTCAGCAATAACAATGGCGGACGGTCTTGTGAAGTCCCAGAATACACCACCCTCTGCCTTATCTAAGTTATTAGGCGCATCTGCAATCATTTCCTCATGGATATCGTCAACCGTAGCAGCACCTATTGCGGCAGGAAGCTCGAACTCTATTGTTTTAGCCATATTCACTCACCGCCTTTCTATGTAGCGTATTTAACAGATACAATGCCACCTAAATCATCAACTGCAATTATCTCGAAAGTTACTTCTACGCTGTCTTCTGACCATTCAAATTTGAACGCCGTAACATTGATTGCCCTTTGATACGGGTCAGCTAGAATAGCATCAGTTATGGTACGCTGCAAGTAGCTTTCTTTTGCCGCCCTAGTCGGTTCCTGCAATGCTCTATCTATTTCAGCACCATAACTGTTGCTATATGCTATTTTGGAAAATCTCATTACATGACAAGCCTTCAAACACCATTGCATGAACATTTCTTGTTCTGTAGCAGTATTAATTTTTCCGGCAGAATCAAATACGAAATCTCCTTTTTCCATATCAAACAACGGACAAGAATAATTTCGATAATTAAACTCTTTTTCCTGCTCGACTTCGACAGGAATATCGAAAGTTGGGTACAATTCTTCAGACATTGTACGAAAAAGCCTCCTTTGCGGGATAGATTATATCAACCACAACAGCATCATTTCCAACCCACACAACAAGCACATTATCTCCAACCTTCAAGCTACGCATTTTCTCGCTAATAAGTACATCGTGTATGTGTGGAGCTTCATTCTGGTGTACATGACTTCCATCGCCACCCTCATGCCCACCGTGTGTGCCACTGCTTCCATGTGAGTGTGTACCGTCATTCGGCTTACCCGCAGCCTGTGTTTTGTACAACACTTTATCTTTTGCGCCAAGCGTTAGTTGCCGGCACACCTGATATTCACCAACAGGAATATCAACTAGATAACTGTTTGTTCGCAAGCTCATATCACTATTGATAACGCCAAAGTCAACAATTAGCGGTTGATTGTTGAACCTTTGTGCTGTTTCACTCTGTATATAGTTCTGAAACATTGATAAACCCTCAAATTTATCCATATTCAGCGCTCAACCTCCATTCTCATAGTCAACCTAGAACAATTATGCGTGATACCTTTCACATAGAAGTAGCCCAAAAGATTCCCAGCTTCTATTTTTACTTTGTCACCTTTGCGAATCCATGGAACATCCACACAATCTACATACATTGTTTCGGTCGGGTTCCCGTTCTTGTCTAATATAGCTTGTGCATCTTTTTTTGCTTCTGCCAGTGTGCCGTCACCATCAATATAGACAACTTCTTGTAATGTACCGAACTGCGTTTTTCCAGTCAAAGTAGCCTTTACAGCAGACCTGCCGTCTTTGTCTTCCTTACCCATGACAACAACCTTAGTAACAAGATTGTCCATTGTGATTCTATAATCTGTGCTTTCTACATTCTTTTTCGCATGAAAGATGTAAACATCCTTGTTTGAACCTCTTTTCATTACTCGCAACTGGTTATTTTCAAAGCGTATAACGCTTTTCTGTTTCAGCTTTTTGTCTGCTTCTTCTTTCAATGCCAAAATATTATCACTGATAGCAGTACCCTTAAAGCAAGTTTTAGCGTGTTTAATACTGGAATACTCGTATTTTAGATTAATGCTCCATCGGCTGCATATATCTTTGATAATTGATTCCGTTGTTTTTCCAGCAGCATAAAAGTAATGCTCTTTACTTTTTGTTAGATATATCATCTTGTCATAGCATAAGACAGTCAATTCTTTTTCTTTTGCAGATTTGTAACTGTAATCCCACACAATACCGTCAAAAACCATAGTTCCGTTCGCATAAATGACAATTCTTGTGCAGAGCTTCAGTATTGATGCGACAAGACCTTCATCGGTCTGCACATTGGCAAAAGTAATGCTTGCCCGTGATGCAAGCTCTCCTGAAGCTTCACTCCATGTCATTTCCTGCTTTACATTCGTCAAGTTCGCAATCTTACCGTTGGAGAGATAAGCTTTTACCGTGTATTTTGTTTCTGTTGCATCAAAACTCATACGCTATCCCTCCATCACGATAATTTTAGCACTTGACCAACTCGAATCAAATTAGGATTTTTTATGCCGTTCAGATTTGCCAGCTCTTTGTATTTGTTACCATCGCCAAGCTTTTGTTGTGCAATACGAAACAACGTGTCCCCTTCTTTAACAGTGTAAGTGTTTTCTTTTTTTGTGTCAGGTCTGTCTGTCGCTTTTTTTGCAGCAGTTTCCGTTTTTTTGCCCTCTTTACCTTCAATTTCTACAATTAGATTTCTAGCAACAGCAAATTCTATCTTGTATTTGTAATCGCCCATCCCACCGCTCATAACACAAGTGTAATTCACCAGATACACAGCGTGGTTGATTGGGCTATCTGTAGCCATCAATTTTGCTTTGTGTCCAGAATTTCGGATAATAGACCAAAAACTCTGCATTTCCATCGGGTCAATCCATTGTTGCACATAAGGTTCATTCTGCCGAGCTTTACCCGGCAGAATACCTTCCCACGAAAACCGTGTCAGCTTATCGCCTAACGGTATAATAACCTCGCCAAGCGACATGATATCGTACTCCTGAAACCGTCCAGCAGCTTCAGTTTTAATTTCGTCAGGCAACATAGGGAATTGCTTTTTTATTCCGGTAACGGTATCAGTCAAGTATATCTCCATAGACTACACACCCCCTGTTGTAACAACATTCCCTTTAACCTTAGACATATTAATCGCAATATACCGGCATATCTCATTCGCTATATCAGGCATTTGCGCCCGAATAGCCTGCAAGATTCCGTCAGCATCACTTACACCACTAGGAATGTTCAGATTTACTTCTACGCCGCCAAGATTGATTGATGGAGTATTTGTACCAGAAAGCATATTTGAACCGTTAGAAGCTAAAATAGCAGCATTTCCGTTTGCATTCTGCTTATATGATACAGGTTCACTAACTCTAGTGGACATCAACCCAGTATGAGGGATAGAAGTTGTATCGCTTTTTGTCTGTTCGTTTAGCTCATTGAATTTGTTGAATGCTATATCAGAAGTTTTTTCGCCTGCTATGCCTCCAGCAATTCCACCAACAATGCTACCACCGACAACAGTAATGGGATTAGCACCAAGAGCACCAAGACCAGCACCAACCAAAGCACCACCTGCAATGTTTCCAGCTAAACCGCCAATTCCGCTTACAAGTTTTTCTTTCTTTTCGTCTTCTTTTGCATTTTTCACATTAAGCGCAATGCTTCCTATGCTCAAAGCGTTCCCCAAGAAAGGAACTTTCTTTGTAGTTGCACTTATTGCCTTTGTAGCTTTATTCATCTTTCCTAATTTCGATACTTTTTCAGCGATTGACCATGCTGTGCTTGCATTGCTAGTTGCATCCGCAATCTTTTCTGAATTGTCAGTGATACCACCATCTGCATAAGCACGAACGCCCAAAGCTTTCCCAGCAGCAACCCACAAATCCAGACCCCGTTTTCTGCGCTTAGAGCTAAGCGGAATGATAGCTTCCGCACCGTCTTCTGCCACAAGTCCAACGTGAGGTTTATTTAAGATGCCACCATTAGCATAAGGCAGAATAGAATTTTTCCCGATTCCACTATTGCTAGAGTTAGCAACTTCTTCACCATATGCCTGAGTTTTAACAACTTTGATATTCACGATGTGTTCTTTCTCTGTCAACAAGTTCATTTCAGCCTGCAACGCTTCTATCTGTGTCAGAGCTTTGTCAAAAGCTTTCTTCTGTTCATCACTCAACGTATCATACTTAGCAGCTGTTTCTTCAATCGTGCCGCCTAAGTCAAGCTCAATCAACGCTTTTTGAGAATTATACAGTTCCTGATATGTCGCCTTCAGCTGGTCGTTGAGCTGGTATTCCTCAGTGATAGCATCTACAACCTTTTGACGGTCTTCGACAAACTTGTCTATCCCTACATCTGTGAACTTCTCAGCACCGTTTACACCGGGCTTATACGTTTTCAAGTCGTACTTTTCCATGATTTCATTGACTTTTTCCATGTAGTCAGTGATTTCGTTAAAATCCTTGCTGTAGCTAGTCCAGTCCCCTTCCTCTTTGTGCTGTTCCTTTAATCGGAGCAACTTTTCTAGTTCAGCATTGTACTCAGTCAGTAAAGATAAGTCTTCCTGCATAGCCTTTGCTGTTCTGTTTCCCTCGTTTATCTTTTCATCGCTCTTTGACAGTCTTTCGGCTACATCGTTTTTTTCAAATTCGTCTTTCTGCTTGCCAATCTCAGTTTCAAGCTCATTCCGTGCTCTATCCCTGTCTATTGCAGCAATCTCTTTGATGGTTGCCAGATTAGCAGACAGTTTCCCATTTTCGACATCATACTGACTAATCAGATTCGGGTAGAAGTCATGCAGCTGTTGCACAAGACCATTGATTTCTTCCTGTATTCTCTTTCTGTCCTCAACGCTTCTGTTGCTTTCAGGGTCGTTTAAAATGTCTTGTAAGTATTGATATTTCCAAAGACAATCATTTATATCTTTGTAGTTACTAGCCATCGTCTGTGCCTTTTCTGTGGCTTCTGACAGCGATTCTCGCATTTCTTTAACTTGTCTTGTTCCAGTAGCCACGCTACCGATAAATTCGCTAACATCAAAGTCGCCAATGATTTTATCCATTAGCTTTTCACCACCGATAAAACCACCAATGCTACCTAATGCACTCCCAATAGCTGTACCAATCCCCGGCGCAATCAACGTGCCAAGCATGGCACCAAGCTTGCCACCTGCAAGACCTCCCGCAAGACTACCTGACTGTTTTGCTGCTTCTCCCCACTTATCATCTGCCTGTGCTACAGCAGCCCCAGACATGAGCAAAGACAGCCAACTGCCTTTTAATAGTCCTTTCATACTACCGCCTATTTTTACAAGCTTAGGATGCAATCTAGCAGCGTCTACAAGCAAATCATCGCCAACACTCTTGAAGAACTTCCCTAGAGCACCAGAAGTTTGTGTGGATTTCATAACATCTGCCCTGCTGACAGTCTTAGTCAAATTAACATTCTCCCAGAACGCAGTATACGACATATCACTAGCCACTTTTGCAGCACTCTTTCCACTGAACAGTTTGCCGAAAAGCTTACCAGCACCCAATTTGTATGCGCCAAAACCTAATGCCGCTGTAGATAACAAGCTGCTACTGCTTGCTTTTTCGCCACCCGGCAGCAGTGTACTAGCATCCAGAGCAATGCCTTTTACGCCTTCTCCTACGCCTTTTACGATGCCTACACCAAGCAATCTGCCAAACTCTGTCGCAATGTTCTGAGCCTGCTCTTTCCCTTTGCTGTTCCACCAGTCAGATAACGGCTCTCCAATCACACCATCAAACATCAATTTGACTTTTCCTCCGAGTGATGCAGATGCAAACTCAGGGCTTTCAGAGATTTCGATAATCTTTGCAAGTGCTTTTTCTGCTGCATTAGCAACATTATTAGACAGCAAACTTCCGATTTCATAAAGCTTATCGCCAAGTTTTATTAATTTCGCATCGCTCTTGTCCAAGAAATCAACTAATGCACTGAAACCTTCGATTGAACCCTCTTTCAAGCCAGCACCCCAGCGTTCAAACACTTTGATATCTAATGTGTCTTTGATGTTAGACCAAATACCGCTAACAGTCTTCTGCGAAATATCGTCCATCATGCCATTGTACTTTTCAAAGCCTTTTAATAAGCCTTGAATACCTATTTCTGCATCGACTGTCCCATCTTTAACAAGTGCTCTCAATTCTTTAACAGTAACGCCAAGACCTTCAGCCATCAACTGCCACCCCGGTAAATTGGCATTTGTGAGCTGCATCATGTCTTGCGAGTTTACCTTACCAGCCATACGCATCTGATTGATAGCTGTTACAATTCGCGAGAATCCTTCAGTCGAATTACCTGTTGCAGCAGCAGCATTACCTATTTTCTCCATGTCCTTCATAACGCTGTCAACGTCCCAGCCAGAATTAAGCATCTGCTGAACATTTTGAACAACGCCCATCGTGTCATACGGTGTTTTTGCCGCAAATTCTTTGATTTCAGCCATTTTTTGAACTGCTGCCTGTTCTGAGCCAAGCAGAGTTTCAAAACCTATTTGCGCATTAGTCAGCGTGTCAGCCATCTGTATAGGCTTTATAATAGTCTTATCAATAGCCAGCTTAGCAGTTACCATAGCAATAATGCCTTTCAAGCTTGTAGCCATGTTCATAATCTTGCGCAACGGAGCCGTTGCATAGTCTACAGCTTTAACAGCGAAACTGTATGTTTTCCCAGCCAAACTTTTGCTTGTGCGCATAATTTTTTCAAGCTTGCTTGTAGCCTTGTCCTCTAAATCAGCTTTCGCATTTATCTTTTCTTTTCCAAGTCTATCAATTTGTTCCTCAACTTTTCTTAGTTTCTCGTTGTAATCATCAAATTTTCGCTTGCTGTTAGACATTTCAGGCTCTGTTTCATCCTTAAATCTTGCAGCAATATTGATAACCATTGTTTCTGACAATACATTCACCCCCTATCAGTGGGCTATCCTTTTCATAATATCGGCAAGTGATACGTCTTCCCCTTCTTCCAACGCATATTGCTCAGATGCCATAACAAAAGAAAAATCCCACGGGGACTGTTCTCTTAACCTCAAAATCTCCGTGGGAAGCTTCCCCGTCTTCTGCCAGATGCGGTGTAATAAGTAAAACTTACCGCCTGCCGATATTAGTTTTTTACTTGTTCTTCTCGGTTTTCGCCATAACCGCTGATTTCGTCAATCACATCGTCAATCCAGTCTTTTTCGCCAGCAGTTAAAGTTTCATTGATTACATCCAATGCATTCAATGTGTTTAACTTCTTTTTGATAGCAGGATTATCCCAGATTTTTTTCCCGTCTTCTCCTACAGTCGCAGCATAAATTTTCAACGCTTTATACTTCACAAAATCCAATTCCGCGTCTTCCATAATGTTTTTGTTCCGTTGAGATGGAACACGCTTCATAGCACCTTTGCGGCACGCATAAAGTTCTGTTTCGTCCAATGGTCTGATTGTGAACTCAAAGAATTTCTTTTGAACTTCTTCAATCTCGCCAGTAACTTCATTCGTAGTTTTTACATTACGGACAATCTGCAATTTTTTTCTGTAGTCTTCACTGGTTTTGAAGTCAGCGGCTTCCAGCATACCGTTTAAAACATCATCTTCACTCATTAATAAATCAAGTTGTTGCTCTTCTGTCATTTTGTTAGTCATAGTCACTCGCTCCTTATGCTAGATTAGATTGTGAAATAGTCCTGTAAATCAGGAATGCCATTAACAGCAAAGTTCCATGTGCGTTTGATGATGTCGCCCGGCTGAATATTCAGCAAGTCAATCTGACCATCGGGAACACAGTTGTTATAGACCTGACGCTGGTATTTCCCATCGCGTCTGCGCAACTTGCCCATAAGATTGAACAAAGGAATATAACCCTTCTTCATGTCCTCAAACAATTTTGTAAGCATAACATCATCACGAATAACAACCTCGCTCATTGAAATGCTTACAGCCGTTGTTACTGGAACAGACTGCTGTTGCAATGTCCCGATTGGCTGATATTTAGCATTGGTTACATTCAGCTGAGCAGTGAAAGTATCCACTTCAGCTAAAAACAAATCGGTGCCATCGGACAGAGTAATAAAAATCTGCCCATCTTTACCGCTGACAACATTAGACACATCCAACGCATTGACAAGATTGTCATTCCCCATGTTATCGTAAGCCATTTATATCACCATCCTTTACACGTTAGGAGAGAATCTAAATTTGTAATGCAGATAAACGATTTCCAGAGCATCAATATCGTTTGCAGACACAACCCACCATGCTTCATCGCCCTGTGGTGGATTGTCTGGGTCTAAATACACCTCATAATCTGGTTCGATTTTTTCCTCTTTCATCATTGCTTCACAAACGCCTTTGATAGCTTTTGTAACAGTAGCACGACCATCATCGTTATTCCGCACTTTAGCTACCAGATTATCAACTGTCTGGTCAACACGGGTCATAAGTTCAAATCTGATTTTGCCACGTTTGATTTTCGACCACCCTAAGTCGTCAATATCATTAGCAACTGTGAAAGTAGTAATAGCTTTATCAATCCAGATTAAGCCATCCTGCGATTTGCTGAACGCCAGAGCACCGCTTGCAATACATTTGTTGTACTGCGAATCGTTCAAAACTTCTGTTAAGTCTGTAGCACCCTGAATAACGGCTCTTGTCAGTGTGCTTTCAGATGGAACCTGTGCAACCATACCGCACACCCTAGCAGCAGCTTTTGCACCTTCATAAGTCGTTTCACCGACCTTGAAGCCATTCACAACACATACAGCGCATTTGTCATTCAGAGATTTCGCACGGGATAACCGTGTGTCAAATTCAACCGATTTTGGAATACCGATAACAGCATGGAACTTGCGCCCTTCATCGAACATTCTGTCAGCCCAGCGAACCAGCAGCAGTTGTACTTCCTGCGTATCCACATCAATACAAACTGCATTCGGTCTGTACGGTTCCAATGCAGCCATGGCAGCAGAATAGTCTTCATTTGTAATGTTGCTCGGATTTGTTCCAACTGTGATAGCAATGGTTTCGCCAGTTTGAAGTTTTCCATCGCCAGAATAGCTTGCAGTTTTTTTGAAGTCAAAATAAGCACTTGCCGCACCTGCTTCAATCAGATTGTCAATTTCAGAACCATTAGAAACATCAAATTTGATTTTTTCAAGCTGTGCGCTTCCCTCATAAACGTAAAATTCTTTGATGGTATCATCAGACAAATTTGTCTTAACAGCAACATTCAAAGCACGTTTCCCCGGATATTTTGTAGTCAAATCTACGCAAGAGGTTCCAGAACTATCTTTCAGTGTTGCACTGCCTTTGGAGCCGCCTTTACCTAACCGAGAAACATATACAGTGCTTGCGCCACCATTGAACAGTTCTTCAATAAGTCCTACAGTATTATCACTGTTAGATAATCCGTAGAACTTTTCGATATAGTTCACATCTGTGATTTCAGTAACTGCATTTTCAGCACCCCAGTCAGCTTTGCAGATAATAGCCGCATATCCATTTCTTGCACCTGCAACGGCAGAACCGCCATCATTGGTATGTCTTTCATATACACCGGGGCGTTTTTTGCGTTCCCCTAAGTCATAATGCATAGCCATTTTTACTTAACCCCCTTTTTGGCAAAAGCTTCGATTTTGCTCAAAGCTTCTTTAATCGTCAGTTCCGTGCAACCATTTAATGCTACAGAAATCAGTTCCGGCGCATAGCCGAACTTTTTATGTGCTCCAACGATTTCAGACACTTTGAACATTTCTTCTTTAATTGTTTCTTTTTTGGAAACAGTTGATTCGGCAGAAATTTCAGAACCAGCCAAATCAACAGCATCCAGTTTTTTTGTAGCCATCAATCTTGCACCACCTTTCTATGAATTACATTCAGCATAGGTGTACAACAACAATCATCATCATGGTTGAGCACGCCATATCTGCCTGTAACATTGAGCTGACCATCAAACAGCGGATTGATACCGTAATTGATAGACAACTGTGAGAACAACAGTGGGCTTGTATCTGTTATCAAACATTCTCCATCGAGTGACATTTTGTGCGATAACTTTTGAATGATAAGTTCTCGCACATTAGGGTCAGGAGCTATAACATGTATGCTAATTGTGCAATTCCACCACGCTATAGCCCATGAACGCCTATTATCAGCATTATTAGCCGCCAGTCTTACATAGATAGCTGGTTCTTCATTACTCGCCTTGAATGTTTCGGGTAGTTCATCATAGCCCAGCATATAAGCATCACAAATCATTTTTTTTAAATACTCATTCATTGCCAAAACAGGGTCTGGATTGATGTATACTGTCTGTTTTGGGAATGCCAGCAAATCAAAAATAATAGTAACGCCATAGATTCTAGGTTCTTCTTTTTCGCCAGATTCAAAAGAATTGTTGTTATTCCATACGATGCAGACAACATTTTCGCCATCATTAAAGAAAGTTTCAGACATTTCATTCGCCAGTTCAGTAGCAATATCCTCTGGTGCTATGCCGCTTTCACCTAAACACCATACATTGACTTCCAGAGTGCCAGAAGTCTTTCTTTCAGCGTTGTAAGACCAATCGACATAGTAATCGACCCGTGGGTACATCATACGATTGTCCCAGTTCCGGTCAGTATCATGTGGCGCAAGCTGATAGAATACAGCCGGTTCGCCGTTATATGTTGTCAAGATTTCCGCTTGACTGCTCTGCATAATGCAGTTCCTGATTAGTGGCTCAATCATTCTTACACCTTCTATCTGTCGTATGGTTCATCATATATTCTTTTGATTCTCGAATAAGCTTTCTCCTGAACCCGTCTTCGATAAGGTCTGGCTGCAAGCCTGCCATTCTTTGTACCTTCATCCAGCCATTTTGCATACTTCACATTGCTATAGATTGAGGATTCAACCACATAGCACCCATGCTCCTGATATGCTTTTGACCTAGGCATAAAAGACTGTCGCAGCACCCCTGTTCTTACGGCTGGTGGCTCACCGGGTGCAGAAGCTGTATAATGTCGCTTTGTATGTGGCACCTTATACACCCTACCATGCCGCTGACCTCTTAGAACAAGATTACTTGCATTGCGCAGTTCGTTTGCAGCCCGTACCCCTCGAATTTTCATTTGTGTTGTGACTTTCAAAGTACAACGGTCTTTTGCTTCCTCAAGTTGATTAGATGCATTTATTTCCATCCTCACCAACCCCATTCAGCTCGCGGCACCATAATACATTGAACATGTCTAAAGCACCGCTGTTTTTGTTGGATTCAACATAGAACTTTCTACCATTACGTTCCACAATATCATCGGGTCTTGCAATGCAATTCCCTTCAATGACAATCTTGTGCGTAACAGGATGCCCCAGTTGGTTCCATTGTTCACGCTCTTTCGGGGAACACAGAGAGATAGCCCCATACAACTCGCCTACTGGACAATCATCCTTGCTGTAAGTAGTTCTGCCCCGTTCGTCCGTAGTAGCATTTTTTCTCGAAACAATGTACAGCTTATATTGTTGCCCGGGTCTTAATCGTTTTGGTCGCATCATCTGTTACCACTCCTTTTCGTTATATCCGTACAAAATACCGGATGTAACTCTAGGATTATCGTTCATCCCAGCATAAAAGTAATGTCCACCATCAGGAGCATTCTTGCCGATAATAGCCTTATTAGCCGTTGGAACAGCAAGACTTTTCTGTAACCGAAAGTACATGTCTTTCCAGCGTTCATACCGCTCAGAAAGAGAAATACTCATTCCGTCAGCAGAATAATTGACCTCATGGGCAAACTGCATGAGCAATCCCTGAAGACAATACAGCTTTGCATAGTTCCAACTGCGTTTCTCTTTGTAGAGCACCTTGTTGATTATTGCCCTGTATTCTTCATCGCACATCGCACAAGTTTGCTCCCCACTTTCTACAGCGGTATCGCCTAACTCGAAACGCATCTGATTTACACCAGCATCATCAATGCTCGATGGGTCATAACTGTATGTCTTATCCATTCAATCACCGCCCATTAAACAGACATTTCCTGAGCTGCAATAATTAAATCAATCAAGCTGTTTCTGGTTTCACCATCGGCGTTAATATCCTGTCCGATAAGACCACTTGCAATATCCACCAGTTCATCTTTTTTGAGCTTAGACAATGATGTCCTGTCATAGATAACAGATTTGTTAGCATCTTCCTCGGCAATCTCCTGTTTCAGCTCTTCTTCAACTGTTACAGTTTCAGCAGATACCTCGATAACAGGAATTACAGGTACATCACCATCAATCAAACCCATTTTTATTAAATCTTTTGCTCTGGAATTGTCTACTACTGTAACGGGAATTTCTTCACCGATAGCATATAATCTATCGAATTTTACAGGTTTAACAGCGATATAACTCATGCATAGCCCTCCAATCAGCTTACACAGCTACCGCAATATACAGCTAAATCCTGCGAAACTTTCTTCATGTCGAAAGAACACAGAGCTTCCACAAATTCAGAATGCGTTGCAGGAGCACCCATGAAATTGGTAACAGCCATATGCTGACCTGTGCCCAGCATATCCCATGTAAAGATATAACCGGCAGACGGTTCATCAATAGCAGGTGCTTTTGTGGTGTAGCACAGCAGCATGCCTTTCGGGTCGCAAACATATTTCATGTCTGTTTCCTGCCCCAGTTTAGCAGTGTTGTAAGTGGATTCCAGCACCAGAACTTCTTCAACGCCGAACAGCTGAGCTAATACATTCTGATTTACCATAGCTGGATTAGCAGAGCTGCCAGAATATTTGATACGTTCAATGATAGCTGGGTTGTTTTTCAGTGCGATGTAGGTTTCAGCACCTAAAGCCAGTTTGTTAGGCATTCTACGACCTTCACGTTTCATTTCAGTTTTCAAGTCGTCAACAAATTTGATAGGGTCAGAATTTGCATTGTCGAATTGATAGAACTGACTGCCAGACGGTGTTGTGCCAACGCCTGTGTATTCCTGTTCCCATGCACCAGATTTAAAGTATTTGTCTGCGAACATCATGTCCATGAACAATTTGGTTTGTTCGGCAGCTACTTTTGCTTTTGCTACTTTCGGGTCAATAACGCCCGGTGCGCCAGCTCTCTGGTATGGCAGAGCAGAAATCTGGTCAATACCAATCAAAGACTGGTAAACTTTAACGCTGTAGCTGTCTTCTTCATGGCTGAATACGCTCGGTGCAACAGTGCCGAATGCAGGTTTTTCATCCATGTTTGGACGCGCTAAATCGCCTTTGTTGAATTTGTAAAACTTGCCCATTGGCAGACGAACCGGAACGATAGGGAACAGCTTGTAAGCCACATAGTCGTCGGGTTTCTGGAACTGCGCAACAGACACATTTGTAAGATAAATATTAGGTTGCCAGCTACCGTCACCAATAGCTTTTGCAATCATATTTGGGTCGATACTCATTGTTATATCACTCCTTTATCAAAATTTACGCACTAACGCTACCATGCGTCAGCAGAACTTCAACGATGTCGCCAGCAACAGCATCTGCTAAAGCAACAGCTACAATAGCATTGCCAGAAGTAGCTTTTACAGCTACGCCATTAGCACCAGCAGCAATATAGTCACCAGCTGCAAAAGTGCCACCAGCAACAACTAAAGCGCGTCTGTCCAGCTGTACTGTAACAGATTCATCTTTTGCAACTGCATCTTTAGTCTGTAATACCAGTGCGCCGATAGCAGCATCACCAGCATCGCATAGAACGACAGCACCGCTTGTAATTTTTACGAATTTACCGCCACCATTGGTAATATCTTCACTTGCTGGAAGTGCAATAGTAGGGCTAGTATTTACGCTTGTACCAGTGTAAGCCATTTTATATCACCATCCTTTTCTTATTTCAGTTTTCCGCTGAAACTGTCCAGATTTGGATTCATTTCATAAGCTTTGATAATAAGTTCTTCGCGACTTGCTTCTGGCATAGATTTTCTTAAATCAGCAACAATGCCGTCTAAATCTGCGCCAGAACCAGAACGAGAGCTGCCGTATTCTTTGAATACACCGCTTGTTTCCTGCATCTGAACCATTTCATCCAGAACAGCAACATAGTCGTTGTACTGTGCATCACCAGATTTTTTCAATTCATACAGTTTTGGTGCCAGTTCATCCGCTTTTTTCCCGATGATTTCATACTTTTTGGCAACCTCTGTCATGCGTTCCATTTCAATGGATTTTTTCAGTTCATCCAGTTCATTCAGAGCTTTTTTCACTTCTGGATGGATTTCTGGCTCAGATTTTTCTACAGCCTGCGTCCCTGCGTATTTTTCCTGCAAACTTTTTAAAATCTGCTGGTCTTCCAAAGACATTTTTTCAATATCAATAACTGTTTCGTCCATCTTGTACACCCCTTCTTTCTCGTCTAAGCTTTTCCGACAACTGCTTTTTTTGCAGCTGCCTTTGCCCAACTCAGTTTTTTTCTCTTGAATACCTTCTTCATCTTCCGGGTCGTCATCGTCATAGTCGTCGTCCGGTTCGTCCGGTTCTTCCGGTTCATCTGCTTTTCCGATAGATTCAGACCATCTTTCGATGTTATCAGTAACATCAAGAGTGAAGTCCTGTAGGCTTTCTGCCATAAGTTCTTGCTTTTCAACGCTGTCTAAGCTTTCATCGGCGATGATGCTTTCCAAACTCTTAAAGAGAGTGGTCGTCATGTGTTCTGCATCGCCAATACAATAGCTTTTTGCCAACTTCATTCCTTCCTCACCCCCTTTCTCACCATCCCTGCTTTTGAACAGTCTAATATGGCTTTTTGGATTTGCACCGCGCTTGCACAAGTCAACGCTGGTAAGTTTCATATCCTTTAATTTATTCGCCATAATTTGCAAGACCCCTTTCTGATTTATCATTTTACAATCTAAATACAACAAATCAAATACCTATTTTTCTGTTTTAGCATTATTTTTGGAAAAAATAAACAAACTTTTGCTATTTTGGGGATAGCTAACCTCTCTTAGAGAAAATTTTCTCCAAAGATTTCTCGTTTGATTTTTGAAACCTTATCCCTGTTGTCAATCCAGAACTTTGATTCATCTTTACCCAACAAATCATTTATTTTACTCAAAGAATCTCCCATTTCACGGAAATGGTTTGCGGCATTCGTTATTTTTTCTTCTACAACCTTCTGATTACCGCCTTCAACAACACTTTGCACTAATGGATTTTTCTTGATATTATCAACCATTGCCTTTTTAGATGTTGTCAGAGCATCAAATCCACCATTGTTTTTGGAAACATACTTGCTGTAATAAGTCTGTAGTACATCATCTCCAATTTTAGAACGTATGTCTTCTGCCCATTTAACCTGCTTTTCTGTCCCTTTTAATTTCGGTAATTGTCCCACATCGAGATATTTAATATCTATTGGGTCTGGAAGTATGCTTCCAACATCTACACCATGAACTATGTGCTTGTCAGAAGTTCGCTGTTTCTCTTTTTCTTTAGCTCTCTGCAAAGCCTTATCCATGAAAGGCTTATTGCTCGCGATAGTGAACGAAATGGCACCGTTTGCAGATGTAAAGCGACCGTCTTTCCCATGATAGGGATTAAACTTTACAATTCTACCGTCCCTGCTTTTGAAAACTAACATATGTATACCTCCTTTTTACTTTTGTATACGGCAAAAAGGCATTCTAATTAGAATGCCTTTACCAATCATTCCATAGGAAGATAGAACTGAGTAACAATACCTTTCTTTTTATTCTTCTCAATAATATCTTGCCATTGCTTGATGTATTTTTTGTCGTCCTCATCAATGCCGAGGTCTTCTAATTCACTGATTTTCATTTTTCCAGCAGCAACGCTGTACAGATTCACATACCAGCTGCTTCTTTTCATGCCATCTTCATTCCATTTTGCATTTACTGGTTTGCTCATAATATCACCCCTCACATACATATATTATATTCCGTTTTAGAATATTTGTAAATATGTGTTTGTTTTATAGTAACAATTATTCTGTTTTAGAATAAATCCATCTGCTGCGTGTAGTTTTCCTTGTCCATAAATTCCTTGAATAGCTTTTCATCTACAGCAGTCAGTCCCTTGCCGCTGCCACCAGTAGCAACCAATCTAGGTTTTCCCTTAATCTGATTGTCGATAAGCTTCACTTCATCAAAGTCTTTCGCAACAACAGGAAGTGTTTTTGTTACGCCTTTATGTGTGTTGATAATGGTTTGTACAGGAACCTCTCGCCCAGAATGTGCCGCTCTTGAAGTAGAACGGTTGATAGCTTCATCAATAGGGATTGTTACATACAGTCCAACAGTTTTTAGCCCATTTGCTTTTGCTTCATTTATCTTTTTCAACACACTATTTGGGCTATTATCTCCTGTGCCATCATAAACAACATTATAGCCATTTTGTTGCGCTACAGAGCTTATTCTTTTTGCTAACGCACTAGATTCCTCATGGGCAAAAGAAGCAGCACTCATATCACCATTCTTGACCATTTGCTTATACTCAGGCAGAAGAGCTTTAACTGCGTCAGGGTCAACAGTAACAGCCTTGTTCCCTTTTGAGCTAGGCATCCCAGAAATCTCAGTGTTATCTCTGATTGTTGTCTTACCAGATGCAGAACCACCACCAAGCATGTAGAATGTCTGTTCTCCCTCAGGAGCCTTTTCAACGCCAGCTAAGAAATAATGGATTATTTCTTTGTGCAGCTGTTCGCGTTCTGGCGTTAGATTGCCGTCTTTGTCAATGTGATTTTTTAACGAATGCTCACCTCTTGCGATATCAGTCATATCCACTTTTGTTTTGAGCATTCCTTTAGGGGCAACCTGCTTATATTTTGCATCCAGCTGTCTTTGCTTTTCTGTTTCCGCAGCCTTTCGCCCAGCTGCCGTGTTTGTGTTGCCAGAGAAAGTAACAATACCAGTACCATTTTTGAATGTAAACCGACCGGTCTTAGGGTCATGGTACGGATTAAGCTTTTTGAATGATACAACATTATCATCGCTTTTAAATATAATACCCATGCTCTCAACCTCCCACTATTTCAAATCCTTATAACTTTTAGCCTTTTTGGGTGGCTTTTCATGGATAAGCCCCTGCGCTTTCATAAATGCATTGAACTCTTTTACCACCTCTTCGGGCGCACCATCTTTCAAGTGCCAGTTTCCCGGTTCATCTACAAAATAAGGGCTGTCAACGAATTTTGGCATTTCTCCAATCATCTTAATCACTAGCCTTTCCTACTTTTTAACTCTGAATAGCTTTTAGCCTTTTTCTTCTCAGGCTTGTACTCGCCAGCTTCCTGCATCAACTTCTGAAGCACACCACGCTCATACTGGTTCAACTTCGATAAATCGCGTTTCTCACCATTCCAACACTTCTCGGTCAGCTTAACAAAGATTGCAGCATCTTCTTTTGACAACTTATGCAAAGCATACCCCATACAGCTCACCCACTTTCCTTATACTTCTATTTTATTCCGTTTACGATGTTTTTGAAACAGTTTTTTCTGTTTTGGATTGCTTTTCTATATGTGAACGCTTTGCATTTTGTGATATCAGCATCATCGGTAGGGTTCATATTGCTAGTGATTTTTACCTGATTAGAGTTGAAAACAATGTAATGAGCGGTTCCTTTATTCATACCTTTCATGTTTCTAAACTTATCAGATACCGTGTTGTCGATAATTCCATCGTATCCCATTTGTTCAAGAACGTCCCTAGCAAGCTCTCCGCCAGCTAAATACCCATCGCCATATCTATTTGACGTTGTAATTTCGTAATTGTTAGCGATTTCTTTCACTGTCTGAATAACAGCATTTGCGTTCAATCCTCCATAATCAAACGCATCCCCATACAACTGACCATTGACCTCTTCCATAAATCTGTCAGGTTCCCAGCATTCATACTTCCCATCGCTTACAGTTTCATATAGAAGCTCAGTAAATTCAAACAATTTACCAGTAGGCTCACCATACTCATCGGTATCAGGGTCATAAGGTTCTTCAAAATCAAAGAAAGTAGCCTTTGACTTGTCCCCGCCAAGCACAACAGGGTTTTTCATGTTCACATAGCATTCTAACGTGTGTGGTTCTGCTGTAATAAACAATTCTTCAGCTGCCTGTTCTGCTTCGTCCCATTCCATGCCTTCGTTTTCCAGGCGTTCAGCCATTCTTTCTATTTTGATTCTCAAATCAGCCCCCTGTTTATCACCATAGTTTGCTTCAGAATCGGTACGAGAATTTGATAGATATATCCCAACTCCCATATCATTTTCTGGATTCCCATAAGAAGAATCAAATACAGTAAAATCGCTTACAGTACCATGATACAGCTTAACAAGGTTTCCATCTTCATCTACAGCCTTACTACCTGCAAAATAAGCAGCCTGAGATTCAGATAGTTTGTTTCCATCACTATCTTTCATTCGTGAACTTGCAATATTTCCAGAGCTAGAACTACCACCGTTTTTGAAAGTAAATCTGCCGGTCTTAGGGTCGTGTGCATCGTTATACTTTTTTAGCTCACTATATGTCAATGGCTTCTGCTTCTCTAGCTTTTCGCGCTTGCCTTGTCCTTCTATGCTGAACATTTCATATTCGCCTTTTTTGATGCCTTCCCAAGCTTTATCATCATCAATGTAGAATCCAACCCACCACGCTTCATCCACATAGCCATCTGGAATGCCCATAGCCGCCTGTTTTTCTTTAGTGAGTACAACAGATTCAACAAGCCGCCCTTTGTTCCTTAGAGCTGGATTATGCCGCTCTCCTGTGGCTCTGAACTTCAGCACATATTCATAAGCTGCTTTCTCCATTTCTTCCGGTTCAATCGTGTCGTCCTGCCAGTCCTTCACAATCTGTCCGTCAGCAGTACGGGCAACACTAGCCCAGCCAAACACAAGTCGCTGGTCTTCGTCAGCTTTAGCGATGTGAAAGTCAGCAGCTTTCTTGACAGGCTTTTCTTCTTCAAAAAACATAGCATTAAACGCCCACGCCAGCTTTTCCGACTGCTCCTGTGTCATGCCTTTCGTGATTACCTCAGCAGTTTCAGGAACAACAAGTGCACCGCGATTCAGTATATTGATGTTATTTCCTGAAGATATTGCATCATAGCATTTTGTCAGCGCATACGCGCCAAGGTCGTTGTCCCACTCTCCACTTTCCATAGACGGTTTCTTTAGCATGGAAGCGATACTATCACCATTAGCAACTTCTTCCCAAAAGCTATCCCGCAAAGAATTAGCATCTGCAATCTTTGCGTTTTTCTTCAGCTTAGCTTTCATAATGTCACCGCCGTAAACTTTATCCATATTAGATGCAAAATAAATTCCATCGCCATCTTTGCCATTACCGATAAAAGTTGCATCGCCACTTCTGGTCATTTCGTTTATCTCTCTACCTGTCATTCCCCAAGCGTCTTTAACACCTCTATAAAGCTCTTTTCCATCAAATGAATTGTATTCCTCATTCGATAGTTTTGTGGGCTTATCGTTCAATCCTGCGTGGTGTACAAGCTTTTGCGTAGCGCTATTCTTGTTAAGATTATCTGGCACATCGTTGCTCAGAGCTTTTCTTAGAATCTCGCTTTTTTCCGTTTTGCTCTTTAAGTCAAAAGCATGTTTTTTCTCAGAAACAGGGTTTTCCAGCGATGCATCCCGCATTACCAGGGAAACACGCTTCTTTTCACCGTATAAACTAGGCTTTTTTTCGGCTTGCGGCTTCGGATTGCTAGAATAGCCCATTGGTTTTGCTCTCCTAGCCCACGCAGAAACACTATTTCCACCATTGTTTGGAGCAAACCGACCAGTTCTCGGGTCGTGATTTAAGTTATATTTCTTTAACTCTGCATAAGTAACAGTCATGTAATCACCCCCATAGCATTTTTTTATATTATTTTTTGCTATTTTGTAGCAATAATAACCCCATTTTTAATTACAGCATTAGGGAATACCTCTTTAACTTCATTTAGATAATCCTTCGTTTTCATGTTTAACTGATAACCTTTGCTTGTGGCTGCTCCGACACCAGTTTTATTCCCCTCATAAATCGTTATATAGCATTTTCCACCATCTTTTATAGCGTTTTTAGAATTTCGTAGCACTTCTATTCTGGCTTCTTTTTCTTGAATGACATTCAAAACGTTAGAGATTGTGGATGTATCTGCTTTTTTGTTTTTGATTTGTGAGATTACATTTTCATTGTGCTCTTTCGTTCTGTTATATGGGTCATAAATAATATTTTTAACCCCTCTTTTTGCTAATTCTTCTGTCGCATTATCGAATTTTCCACCGCCATTATCAAAATTGGTAGTTCCACTTTCAAAATTCACCTTGTTAAAAACAGCAGGTAATTTGTTTTGATTGATAGAAGTTTCAGCAGATGTATACTGTTGTTTAGCTTTTGTTGAAATTTGACCATCAGTATTATTGCTTTTGTGGTTGACAGTAAATTTTACGCTAGCCAATCCACCATTCTTGAAAGTGAATCTGCCTGTTTTAGGGTCGTGTACATCATTGAATTTTAATATTTCATCATTTCTCTTGAATACAATCATGTTAAGACCCTCACTACTTCAAAGCCTTAGCAAGCTTGTATTCAGCTTCTTTTCGCAATGTATAGACATATTCGTCAAGTTTGCTCTGGATATAGCGTTCTTCCTCGTCAATCTCATTCCCGATAGCCTGCATCATATCAGCGATATCGACCAAGATATCCTTTGTATTCTGCAATGCTTTTCTTACATCAAAATCGCCAGAAATCGGCTTCTGGTAGTTGATTGCTTCAACGATGGATGGCTCAGCAATTCCAATACTAATGCCAATCTCAATCAAATCATCGGTCATATCAGACAGCATTCCATAATAATCCCCGATGATTTCATGCATTCTAATCCATTCACCCACACCGCCATGCATATTGTGGTGGATGGTCTGCAAGTCCTGCTGTGCAATTTTCATTTTGCAAATTAATTCCTGATAGCTGTTCATGCTTATTCACTCCTTTTCACACTTCATAAAACTTCTTTATTCCTCGTAGTAGTTCACAACACAACGACAATTATGGGTTATAATATTATTAGCAACATACACACCACTTTTTGTCTGGAGGTTATAAACATGGTCAACGACTTCATTTCTACTAATTTCGACAACGCTCGCAAGATGTACGGGGCTGGATTCACTATCCCAGAGATTGCGGATTCTTTCGGCGTTAGCATAGCTACCGTAAATGGTTGGTTCGCTTCCCGTGGCATTTTCTCTGACAAACCCTTTTGCATCGCTCATAAAGAAGCTGCCTACAGGAGAAAATACTCTTTGATTTGGGATGATGTTACAACATCTTTTTTGAACGAGGATTCCGTCCTTTCTATCGCAAAGAGATTCAGCATAGAGCGCTCCACCGTCAACAGAATCCTTTCTTACGAAGGAATTGAAAAAAGAACCGGAACCGAAGCAAACATCATAAGAATGTCTAAACTCACAGAAGCAGAACGCAAATCCCTTACATCTGCCGCAAACAAAGCTTCTCGCGGAAGAAAAACACCTGAAGAAATCAGAATCAAAACAGCTCTTGCCGTTGAAAAAAACATTTCTTCTGCAAATATCTCTACAGCCGAATTTTCTGTAGCAGAATCTCTCAGAATGTTTGGATTCGATGTTGTTCAACAGAAAGCGATTGGAATATATAATGCTGATATCGCCGTTGGTTCCGTCGCCGTGGAAATCTTCTGTGGCAACTGGCACACCTGTAATCATCACGCTATCAGACACAAGGAAAGAACTCGCTATTTCCTCGATAGGGGCTGGCACGTTGTAGTTCTTCGCTTTAATAGTGTTCATAAATCCATCGATGCTGTTGCACTCGACCACCTTATCTCCTTTATTGAGTTTTCCAGCCGCAACCCAACCTCTGTTCGTGAGTACAGGATGATTGGGAGTGCAGGTCAACTCATTGCCAGAAGATGTGCGAAATGTGATAGCAGTTCCTTCAAACCTTCTTACACTTCCAGCGATAACATCACCTGCAACCACCTTCGCGCCGGGCAATAAGCACATTGGGTGGAGCGGTGGGAACTGTCTTCCTGTCCCCGGAAAATAGTCTTCCATGCCCACTTTGACACCATCAAGCGCCCTGCATCGTTCACACACCCGGTTGTCATCTGCTGTCAGCCATTCTTTTACTGTTTCACCCATTAGCCCTTGCGCCTGTGCCTGTCTTACACCCTCATGTTCGCCAGCATTATAGCCAAAAGACAGCTCCGACCTAGCTATACTGAAAGCTCTCTGTCTGTGCTGTCTTTCTGCGTATTTGATAGCAGAACGCCTTGCCCTTTTCACAATCGTTTCTGGTTTCATGTTTGGATTTAGCTTTTTCAGTTGCTTTTTCATGTTCAAGTAATAATTCAAGTTCGCCGTTGCTTGTGGTCTGTTAAGTCCAATCAACGGGCGTATCTGTATTGCAAGTTCGTCAACAGTCAAATCCTCAACAATAGCCGCCCTTTGTACCAAAGCATTAATAGCGGCTATCTGTTGCCCCGTGCATTGTGTTATAAATTCCGCTGCATGATACTTTGTGAACTCTGCAACACCTTCTTGAGCAGCATTCCAAGCAAAAGCAGGATATCTGTTTTTGAACTCCAAAAGCGCCCCAGTGGTCATAACTTGCCATAATGGAACTAATTCATCCGCAACAAATTCGCTGTATTCATCAAACCACATCTGCACAATTTCATGGTCAATAAAGCCATTTATAATCATGTTGCGAATTTCAGAATAAGCAATCTCGTTTTTCTGTTGATTCCACAATCTAGCAAGCACTCTCACAGCTTTAGGCTCATTTACATCGAGCAGCTGTCTTAATCGTAAATGTCCAATGCTTGTTGCTTTTTCGATTCTACCATCGTCTTTGAAATATACAGCCATTAGCGCTCACCCGTCCCGAAAACACTGTCAACCGCATCAAACGCCATTTCTAAAGCTGATTTATTAACGCTAGACTTATCACTTGTCTTTACGTTTTCAGAAGCTTGTGAGCCATTCTGTGCGCTCTGAGTGCCCATCTGCTTCATCTGGTTGATTTGTTCCTGTTGCATTTGCTGGTTCATTTGTCTATCCTGTTCGATAACCTCAATGCTTTCCTCTGCAACCGTATCAGGCAAGCCAACAGTTCTGCAAACCTCTTTCGACAGTTCTTCCGATGGCGCAATAGCACCAGAACCGACCAGCTTAGCAATCATATCCGCATATGCTGCAACATCCGGTTTTTCAATATCACCATGTACCATTTTCGGATAGTCTGTTATGCCATCAAAATGCTCAGCATTCAAGTCAATCAGTCGCGGAATACCCTGCGTATTGAACACATTACAGATAATGTCCATGTATGTACCGATAGCCATAGAGAACAACTCTGTTTTATCACTAGACAATGCCCAGCTGCCAGTATTTTGATGTCCAAGCAGAACAAAATCAGCAAGAATAGTCATTGCAATGCGGCTGTCATACCGTTCGATTACGCTGCCGATTTCAAACTGTCTTCTGCTACCACCGTTCAACAGTTCAAACTCCCACCCAAACGGCTTTACAACACCTTCTAAAGCATCACGCCGCACATTCTGTACAAGCTGCTGCGCCATCAATAATTGCGCCTGCATTTCTGGGTCAGTGCTATCCCAGATATTCGTACCTTCAGGCGGTGTAAGAATCGGCAGCCCTGCTAAGTCACGCTCTACCCCGATACCTTCAATTTCCTGCATTCTGCGTTTAAAGTACCAATCTCGATAGCAAGAACGCAAGATAGATACACCTTCTGGATTTGCCTTTTTGCTCTTTGTCTTGAAGTGTAGTGCCTTGTTCAGCGGTATCGTCAACAATTCAAATATCGGCGGTGCCATCTGCGTCATTCCGACCAAATCATCATCCTCGTCATAGTTCCACTGCCACAATGTATCCTGCGCCCTGATAGGTAGCTTGCGCCAGCCGATTAAACCATCATCATATTTGCTGTTTGTCAGTTTATTTTTTGTTTTGCCGCCCCTGCGCTTGTAGCAGATTTCGTGGTACGACCATCCATAAATCAAAAAGCTCATAATCTCGCTGATTGTATCCTGCCATGTATCCTCCATGTCATTCATACACTGTTCCACGAACTCAGCAGCTTTTTTGTCAATCTCTGAATCGCCTGACGGCTCCACATGCCAATCAGCCTGTCTAAGCAACATTTCAACAGCGAACAGCATACTTCCGATAACACTGTCACTCTCAGACATTTCTTTATAAACCTCGACACCCTTGCGCCCTCTCAGCTTAATATCGTATTCTTCCGTGAATATACCAGCATATTTCCGCTGACCAACGCGACCCATCGTGTCAAATGTTCCAAAACGTCTTGCGTCTGGCGGTAATGGAATATTATACGCCCCGTCAAGTCCTTTAGGTTCTTTTGCCACCTGATTTTCACCCCTTTTTAACAATCATCATACTACAGCAAAATTAAAAATCCTTTTATTATTTCCGCACAATCCATGCTCAAATTTTCCACGGATTAGCTCTATTTGCTTCTACAAGACTGCTTTTCATTAGCTGTGCAACCGGCATACTCATTAGCTCATTGAATCCATTTGACGACGCATCGACCATATCTTTGAACTTTGATTCTGGGAAACTTTCCATTTGCGCCAAATACGCATCTGTCCATGGAGCAATTAATACATCCACGTTGCCATATTCACTTGCTTCTAGCATAATCCATTGAGCAGATAACGGTTCTGCTCTTGTTTCTTTGCTTCCGCTTTCCAGCCTTGCAACAATATCGAATCCAGCCATCATTTTGATATACTGTTCTGCAACATCTTTTCCAGCAGCCCCCGGGTCTTGTGGTATCCTTATCCGTACATGCTTATACTTTGCTTTATCAATTATAGCTGTGTTCCTAACCGTCCTGCGCACATCATCTGCATTCATGCGCCTGTTTACCACATCTGCGATTACAAATCGCCCGTTTTTTCTTCTGCCAATCAATACACCAGCTGTATATGCATGACCATCCTCTGGATTATTGTTTCTTCTGTCCTCAGATGCAGCAAAGTCCCAGCAACGCACCCATTGAACAACATCGTTAGGGATATTCTCAATCAAGTTTGCACGGTTGCGAGGGAAATATAGCCCTGCTGCTGGTCTTATGTTCCAGTTTCCACCTAACAAACGCTCTTGTTCTACAAGTGGTAATGCTTTCAAGTTTGCCAAATATGATGGGTCGTTCTGCATCAATATCTTGTTATCTTGCAGTGTCGAAAGAATGAAAGTCACACTTTTTGGCTGGTTCAGTTCTCTATATTCTGTTCCATTCCACTGAAAAAACCGCTTAGAGCCTGTAACAACGTAAAGAACGCCATCCCTACCCTCTGTAACAATGACGCTTTCATTTGTCTTGCTATCAATAACAAAAAGCTCGTCTGAATCATAGTGCGACTTGTCTACTTCCACAATTTCACCATCGAACTGGCTTTCCAGCAATTCCATTCTCGAATTTCCCCAGAGACATTCCCCATTGACGCGGATGAACCATCTGAGCTTACCGCTGCGTTCTGGAATCGCAAGACCGTCCTTTCCTATCCACCAGTCAATGAATTTTCTAACCCAGCTGTCGGGGTCAGGGTTCGTGGTAGCTCTTACATAACCATCAACGCCAGAATCGGAACGGATACGGGAAAACATGTACCAAAATACATCCTCGTCAAAATGCGTCAATTCGTCAAAACAGATTAGCGGAATCTGGCTACCCTGATAGCTCAAGCAATCCGCATATCTTTCCAGATGTCCGAATACCACTTTTGCACCGCTCGGGAATACAAATTGCGGATTCGGTGTTTTTTTGGGTTTTGCACCAAGCAGCGGCAGCAACGCCATAGCCGAATCCCACAACCCGCCATTGGTGAATATCTGCGTGTTGTTCCGTCTGAATATAACACTATTGAATCTAGGGTTTTCACAATGTCTGCACTGCTCCATCAAGATTGCATACGTCTTCCCACCAGTTAGCCGCCAGCTGCACCACCATAGATAACCAAATCAGCTGAACTTTTAAGAAATTCCTCTTGCTTTGGTTGTGGTTTGATAACAGTTGACATAAAATCACCCTCTTTCAACCATTTTCACGACCTCAAGAAAATGGTCACACTTTCAAATCGTCAAACGTGTCTTTCCCACGCCCTCTGTTATTGTCCGGCAAATAAATTTGAACAGCAGACTTTACTTCTGCGTCAACAGAATGTTCTACAGCCCCACCATTTGCGCCTGTAATCTCTACTCTGTTCCTTCCATACTCTTCCGGGAAGCACCGTTCCAACATCCATGCAGAAGCTCTCCAGTCCTCTTCCGCTGCATTTTTGATATTCTTTAGGTGCGACAACTTGAAAAATGTTTCTGCTTTCTTCACTTGCTTGTAAAAATACACAAAAACATTCTTCTCGTCCTTTCCTGCATCAAGAAGTTTTTCACCGCGATTAAAATACGAATAAAACGATACCTCGCTAATCCCAGCAGCTTCAGCAGAAGACCTTTTCGATACCCCCTGCGAAATATATTTGCAAATCTCATCCGTCAGCTCTTTAGTCAGCTTCAACTTGCCCATCATTTACACCACCTTTCCTGTACTTTTCATTTAGAATCTTCGGAGCGCAATAATTCCAATTCACCTTATGATGCACTCTTTTGTGCTTATCTCCCATCTTACTGATTTTCACGCACTGAGGGCTGAACAGCACGGAATAGAACGACTTTAGGAACGTACCACCATCAAGATATACGTCGGTCATTCCACCTTTGTTTGACTGCGTTTGTTTCTGAGTGATACAAACATCCGTGATTGACATAATCAGTTCTCCACGATTCCCCAACAATGTATAGGTGTTTACATCCTCATTCACTCTTCCGACAAACCAGAAACGCTTGTCTGTCCTGCAAAAGAACGTATTCATAGCTTTACGCAGCACTTTCTTTTTGTAGTTTCCACCATTCTTGCCACCGATGAAATCACCGCCCTGAGCAAGTGCAACAGTCAACGCGCCTGAGCTGTCAAGAAACCTCAACATACCATCAAACAACCTGTCTAATTGCTTACAAGATACAATCATCAACTTGTTGCCATCAGGGAAACGATACTGAAAATCGGTGTAATCATCGTCAAGCTCTAGGAAGTATTTCAAGCCCAGCTCTTCTGCAATGTCAAAACACGCATTTCTCGCATATACGATGGTTCTTCTGTCTTGAAATGTATCGGCAGTATCAAATCTCTTTGAGATTGCCAGCTTATCGAAAACAATTACATGTTCATCACCAAAATTCTTTTTGTACTCGTCAACCGTTTTATCCTCATTGTCAACGACCATGTACCACTTCCCAGTGTAATTCCCTCTCTGTAGCGTTTTCAGCGTAATCACGTTATCCGGTCTGCCATGGGTCAGGATAAAAACAGCAAAATCATCACGCATTTGCATCCTCTCCCCTCATTTTCTCAATCTCGGCAAACAGTTCTGAATACCCATTTGCGATAGCAGAATTAACGTCAATGATAACCAACCCTGAATGCTCCATAAGCCGTTGCATCTCTTCACCAGCAACGGCATAATACTCAGCGATATTACGATAGTCAAAAGCACGATGTCTGTATGCTGCTTTTCGCAAGAAATCTTTTTCCTCAGCAGATACATTTGAACCATCTATCTCTTCCAACAGTGCATTTACCCTGTCTTCTTCATACAATGCACTGATAACAGGCACATTCCCAGTGCATTCATACTGAGGTGTGTTGTTCGCGTCCGTGTATGTTCCACTTACATCGCTTTCTTCCAAAAGTTCTTCAACAGTACCAAATCCAAACAGGCTCATATCAATGTCATAATCGCCTAATTCTTCCAGTTCTCTTTTCAGCAACTCTTCATCCCATGCAGACAACTCAGCGGTTCTGTTATGTGCTAGAGCATAAGCCTTGCGTTCCTCATCTGATAGAGCATCCAGTCTAATACAAGGTACTGTATCATACCCCAATTCCTTGAGTGCGAGCATTCGCCCATGTCCTTCCACAATGATATTTTTATCTCCCCATATTCCGATAGGGTCATTCATGCCAAATCTAGCAATAGATTCTTTGATTGCTGCAACGTCTTCTTTCTGGTGCTTCCTAGCATTATTTTCATACGGTGTCAGTTCACTGAGTTTTACATATTCAATTTTCAGTTCCTGCATATTATGTCACTCGCTTTCGTTCTATTCCCTCAGAAGCCTATATTTTCGTTTTAACGCCATTTATTTTTCTCAATGATAATTTGTATTACATACTGCATTAAAATCATTCCTGAGCCAAAATGCCATCGTTAGAATTGATTCTAGCGTTTTTAATTGTCTTAAAAACCTTTGCAATATTCACTTTTCCATTATCGCATATAAAATTTCCAGTAATTTACATTATCTTTGCCACCATCATAGACAGCACAGAAAATGCAGCTTATATGCCTGTAATATTCCACAACAAATATTATATTTCCTTTTCAGCCTATTTCAATCACTTGTGAATAATTCTGTGGATATTGTTGACAAATCAGAGAAAAGAGTGACAAAATAAAACATGTCACTCTCTCTATATATTATATATAATACTATATAACCCCTATCTCTCCCCTATATCCCCTCTCTTCCCCCTTACAGAATCCATATACACACTGCAAGGATAATCTCTATCAGAACAAGAGCACCGTCTATACTCTTTGCATTTGCTGCACCTAAAACGGCTATTTTCACCCTTCTTTTCATTTTGCTTTTCGCTCTTATTATCACTCCTTTTTTTGCCATTCTTCATTGTGTCTAGTTCTATTTGTCTTCTCCTATTTCGTTGCATCTTGCTTTGTTTAGCCTTAGACACCATATTAAATCTCCTGAATCTTAATTCCATGAATATACAACATGAGCTTGCGTTTGATTATATATACATCCGTTTTTAAACCTTTTGTGTCTTCAACAACCTTCTGCCCTGTTTCATTGTCGAAATACACAAAATCAGCTACATACTTACAAACCCTCTCACCATCCTGTTTTGGAATCAGCTCAAACGGCACCTGCGTCTGCAAATCATGTATCTTTCCTGCCCGTTCCAGAATCTTTAATTCAAGATAGCGATTAGCCTCTTTCTTGCTTGCAAACTCTATGCCATCGACATACAATTTCTTGTTTCCATACTTCTCGCTTCTGCAATACATTTCGCTTTCACCGCCATCATATTTCCATTGTAGAACATTCTAAGGCACAATAAACTGAAAAGTCATATATGCTGTCGCACATAATGCTCCTATGGTTATGCCTGCTCCAACGGCAAGCAAAGCAATGCATAAAGCGTCTTTGATAAAATCCAGAATATCATCCAACAAATCTACCACTCCTTACTTTCCTTATTTGCTTCCCTTAGGTCGCTAATGTAAAATTCATCCCAGTTGAAATCGTCAAAATTCAGGCAAGCACCTCTTTTTATAGCTTCACACTCATTTTCTGCTTTAATGAGAGCTTTCCCAGGAATCATAGCTTCCACTTCATATATTTTCATCGTCTATTCCCCCTCACTAACTAGCGGCTTACCGTCTGCATCTACTAAAACGCACATTGCAGCACCATATCCATAACCATATTTTTCTGTATATACAATATAATGAACTCCCGTTCTATTATCTCTGTATATGTCGAAACGCGAACTTTTTTCTATAAGTTGCATTCTTTTCGCCGTATCTGCTTCCGCTGCTTTATTATGCATATCCATGCCAGCGCATCCACCTACAAAGGACACTGAAAATAACAATATAGCTGCTGCAAAATATTTTAATTTATCCATACCATCACTCCTTATCCGTCAAAGGCTTGCCATCAGCATCTAGCAGAACAGTCATAGATTGACGATGTCCAGCTGTATACATCAAATATAGCACACCAGTTTCAGTGTCTTTTATTAAACTAAATTGACCTGGTCGGATACTTGTTTGAAATCCTTTGACCACAACGAACCTGTTAAAAGAATTGTAATCTTCTTCTGTTTCCGTATTTCTACATCCAACAACAAAAAATACTGCAAACAGCACCAACGCAGCTACAATGTATTTAGTCATAGAAATATACTTTTTAGTCCTAGATTTAGGCATAGAATCACTCCTCCCTAGCAATAACCTTTAAACTCACTGAAAAGCCGGTGTTTTTTTCCGCATACTGGACATTTAACATATGATATGCAGTACATTTCGTCTTGTAGTATTATACGTCCAATCACACGATTCTCTTCTTTTACATCGTTTTCGTCATATTCAAATACGCAACCGCATTTGCATTCGATTCTATTGTTTTGTTCAATGATTTTCATATCAATCACCTCCGTATGGTATATAAAAACTAACACGACCTTTGTATTTTCTTTTAGGTATGAACCCACCGCAATGTTGCCCAAGCCTTGTCAGACAACATTTTAATTCGCAATACAGATAGTTTTCTGTCAATCCAGATGGTTTGTCTGTTTCTGTTGCAAAAACACATGCTTCGCATAATCTTGCGACTAATTGTATACTTTTCATTTATACTTATTCCTCCGGCAATTCCGGAAGTTGCATCCAGTGTGTAACAACATTGTCAACCGCGTTGTTAAATATTTCGTCTGGATTGTAGTGGCGATACTCCCACCAACCTTCTGGAACTAAATACAAGTCACGCTCTTCATCGTAAATAAAATCTAATTCTTGCCAATTCCATGTGCTATCTTCTATGCTAACTGTTCCATCTTCATACATTGCAGTTGTGATGATTTTTTGTCCAAGTCTATTAGTAGCACAAATCAATACTTCTGTTTCTGGTTCCGGCAATCTTTCTTCAACCGAAATCCATTCAGTCATAATAGGAAACTTTTCTAAATCTCGTTCCCATTTACACATGTCACAACTTGCATCTTTATAAAATATTTTACATTGGATTGACAAACATTCTTTACAAAATTGTCCGCATGAATTCTCTGTTTTGTGTTTGCAAGTTTCGCAACATTGTAAACCAGCTATACAACATTTTGGTTTATCCATGATTATTCCCCCTCTGGTGGTTTCGGCAGCGGCATCCAATGTGTTATATTATCAGAATCTATTAATCCAAAATTATCAAATTTACTCCATCCATCAATCCCAAAACCACAGATAGAAACATTGCATCCTTGCCAATATGGTGACGATTCACAAACAATCACATATTCTATTTCGTCACTTTCTAAACCTTTTCTGTCTGGTAATCTGTCTTTTACGCTAATCCATTTATCCACATTATTCACCCGCTTTCTGTTCTTCCTGCACTACTTCCACCACTTCCACATTTTCAACCGGAATCAGGAACGCGCCGGCAGGTTCCAATTCTTTTGCTTTCCACGCAGCAGAAAATTCTTCTAAGCTGCAAAATGCACCAATCCCCGACCCCTTTTCTGCCTGATACATGGTCTGCATCACTGCATCGTCTGATTCATCCGCCCAGCTCCACAAATGATAGCTTTCATAGTTGTCATAGTCCCAAAGAGCCAAAGCTAATTCATGCCCATCAATGGGGTAACCTGTGTTTTTCACTTTACCTATAACAACTTTAGGTCTGTAGTTCGTATTCATTGTTTATCCCCCTATCAATTACCATCCATCTTTGCGCCACAATATGGACAATACGGAGTTTCTCCATCTGCCATGTTTCTGCACTCACTACAAAAGACAGATTCATACCTTGAACCATGAAAAGCCCATGTTTCAAGTTCCCATTTCCCATGCCGTACTGGCTCTACATCTAATGTTCGTATAGAATCAACACTGTCAATGGCTTTTTTTGTTGTTACATAATCATAATCATAAAGCCAAAGTAAATCATTTTTTAATTCGTCTGCATCTATAGGTCGCATAATTCATAAACCACCTTTGTACCACATTCCGGGCAATACTTGAATTCATATTCTTGCATATATGTGTCATCAGAATCTTCATCATAAACATATCTATTCCAATCTTCTAAGTGTAATCCACATTCTGAGCATACGAATCCATCCACTTCATTGTATTCGCTATTGTTATGGCAATACTGCACTGGTTTTACCGTTACTTTTTCTCCAAGCTGTATTCCGTAACTTTCTAGCTGGCTTATAGCAGTATCACGTTCAAACTTAATCTGGTCGTATAACGCCTTTGGTACTACTTCTAATGTTGGTTCGTTCTCAACAATTTCCATAAGAATTTCAGTAATGCCACTGTGCATACCTATAGTACATCCGTTTGACAAACCAAACCGCTCCAATTTCTTCAACAAAGATTCTCTATCTATCAAATCCATATCACTGCACCCCTTTAGATTTCCAATCAGGACAACTTAAATTTGTATCTTCTGAATATGGTAAATAAGCTGGCATAATCAATTTGTCACGTGCGATACATCCAAAAAACGAACTCTGCGGAACTTGTATAAGATTACCGCAATTCAAGCAGTATTCTTTCTGACTTCTCTGCACTATGCTTTCAAGAAGCCCAGCTTTTTTCATATCACTGCACCCCCTCATGGATATTGCCGATAACCTCAAAATGCCATTCTCCACTTTCGCTCAATTCAGATAATCCGTTGATTTCAAAATTGTTATTATCTAAATCAAATGCAGGATAGCCATAACGGTCGCAATACTCAATTTTGCTAACCATAAACAATTCATCGAATGCACCTTTCGCATAATCCTCTTGCAATTCCTCATTTTCAAGTTGCTCAAGATAGCATCTGTAATCGAATTTGTCTGCATAGCGGATAATATCGCCCTCAAAAATCTTTGTGCCGTTTTTGTCTACAATTCCTGTGTATTGCCCTACTGTTTCTGGGATAACTTCTTCAAATTCAAAACCTGCTATACCATCTAATTCATCAAAAGCACATTTTTTCACCATGAAAATTCCGCTTGTCGGATATGTGTTGATTTCTACAGGAACCGGCAAACCGTAAACCCATTCTCCATTGTCTATACGCTTGCCCCTAAACAAAATATCTCTCATAATTCGTCACAGTCCTTTGTATCAGTTGACCCGAACCCACCAAGTCTGACACCATCTGCATCATCATCAACCGTAATCCCGAACGGAACAAGAACACCCTGCATGAACGCTTTTCCTGCTTCTAGGCGAACATAAGTCCCAAACTTCACCTTGCAGTGAATATGCCCTTCATTGTCCGCATAGGCATAGTCACTATCAATAACACCTGTAGAGTTGGCGAATCTTTCAATATACTTAAATCCCAGCCCACTGCGCGGATACAGCATCAATACCCATCCTTCCTCCATTTCGCAGCGGATACCCGTTGGCAGTTTCACATACTCATTCGGCTTAAACCAAATATCAAAGGGCAAAAAGAAATCATACCCTGCACTGCCTTTCGTGCTGCGTTTCGGCAGCTTGATATTGTTGTAAGCGTTTTCAACTTTCTCTTTGGTCAAATTCATATATGGGAAGCAGTCAAGCATGTCTTTTTCAAACTGCTCATAACTCACTTTTTCAAATCTGGCAATCTTATTCATAGTTCATAACCCTCTCTTCTCGCTTCATCAATCATGGCAAATACAACTCTTTTAAGAAAGCTTTTATGTGCATAGACACGAATAGCACTGAACGATTGATAGTTGTAACACCCGAACTTAGCCAACGGGCATCTATTACCATGGCATTTCCTTTCATATTTCTCACACAAATGCGCTCTGTAACGCTCATATTTTTTTATTTCTTCATCTTCAATTCTGGTCATTTACTCACCATCTTTGCTTATTTCATAATATTTTTTCATGGCAGCTTCTACAATAGCCCTGTATTTGGGGTCTGTTACATCGCCACCACATTCTTTCAAAAATTTATCAGCATCTTTTACAAACTCTGGGTCTGTAACAATGCTTGCTTCTTCTAACAGTGCATATTTGATATCATCCATAGTCAGATTTGTTTCTGGAATCTCCAAACACTCTGATATAGCAAGAGTTTTGCTCCAAATCTTACGCAAACCATTTCTTTTATAGTTGGTTGTTTCCATCACAGAAAACAGCAGAATAGCAACTGCGTTAAAGAATCCATCACTATGCCCATTGTTATACCCTTCCTGCGCCGCCTGCTGAATCTTTGCGTTCGCCTGACCAACAATCAGCTTATCCCTGAGCTTCTGCTTGTTCCTTTCAGCCTTGTTCATTTACTCACCATCCTTCAAGAATGGTGTTGGGTCAACTTCTGGTGCTAATTTGCATTGTTTGTATATACATACATCGTGGGCATCTTCTCGTTTGTGTCCACCACAGGATACGACAAAAACATCCTTTATGCATGATATGAAATATCTTTTTTTCCATTCATATAAGTCAGTATCACGCACCAACACCGGCGTATCTGCCGGCACTTTCAGCCAGTCAATTTGTAGCTGGTGTTCTTGTAGCTGGTGTTCTTCACTCCACTCTTGAATAATTTGAATTGCATCATCTGGCGCAGTCTTCACGAAATTTCCACAATCGTTGAATGGTTCCGCGTACAATCCACACAAATCACAATTTCCTTTACTAGATAAATAGTAATCGCACATTCTTCTCCATTCGTTCATACAAATCGTTGTGTTACTACAATCCATCATTCTTCCTCCTCGTTTTCATCTGACCACCTTTGCACAATTCTTATCGCATCGGAAGGATTTTTCTTGATAAAATCATCGCAGTTTTCATAAATACCAAGAGGACAATAACCACAAACAAAAGATTGACACATCCTAGCCCACTCATTTATGAAATTCTTTGTGTATTTGCAGTTCACCATAGAACCAATAAACTCTATCATTCTTCCACCTCTACCGCTTCGTATTTATCGCAGAAATCCCATGCACCGCACGGAACACCATTCAGAGTTTCGTCCTGCGGTTCTTCATCATATGGGCAATCACATGAATGTGCACACATTTTAGCCTCTTCATAGCCAGCACAACCATACCATGCATCACACGGTTTTCCGTTTTGTATCAGCATTCTTTGTTCTCGCACATCATTTTGCTTACACGCTCCACCGGGAACAAATCTCTCAGCTGTTTATTTGCCATTTCGTGTGAGATATATAACACCTTCTCGCCTATCCCCAGCAGATAAACCAGCTGACAAACAGCAAGCTGAATTTCTGCCAATGTTTCATCCAGTTCTTCAGCCAGATAGCCTTTCAAATACTCATAATTCATAGGCAGTATAACTTCACAATCTGGTGGAAACATGCGTTGCAATGCAGCTTCATATTCTTTCAAAGCATCATGTACACTGCATACAGCATATCCAACGCCTTTTGCGTCAGCCAGCTTTGCTAACTTATCGTCAATGGTCAGTGTCATTAATTCCTGCTCCAACATTTCCTGTTCCGTCATTCTTGTTTTCTGTTCTGGCATCTTTCAAAACCCACTCCCCTGCTAAAATCTTTTTCACAATTCCTAAATCACGCCTAGTCATAACGGCTATTTCTTCTGCCGTCATGCCCTCGTCATGGTACATCGGCAGAAGAAACAAGGTCGTTGCAGTCGGTTCCCTGCACGGGTCGTCAACCCGCCTTTTTTCACGTTCATAGTAGTCAGCACTATAGCAGTTCTGGCTACAGAACTTTGATTCTTTTTTGTAGCTTACAAACGGTCTGCCACATCTGGCGCAAGTCTTCTGTATCCCGTTGACAGCTTGATTAAAGTCGCATTCCAGCTTTCTCATTCGTCTTCGGATTGTGGACGGCTTCACGCCAATTTCTTTGCACCGTCTGACAAATTCATCATCATCCATGGAAACGCCCCTTTTCATGTAATTTCAGCCATAGTCGCTCGCTCCTTTTATTCTTTTTCCATACGAGATTATTATATTCTATTTCAGAATTATTGTCAATACATAATTTCGGTTTCGGAATATTTTTATGCATATTTTTCTTTTTCTAGTCTGTGCTTTACTTCCAACACCTTTTTGGCATAGCCATTTTCGTACATGCTGTGATTTTGCATCCATTTTCGCCCACCGGCAACACCACGATTGTAATAAATCAAATGGACATACAGAGCATCTTCGTCCGTGTATCCCTCATTGATTGCTGTATTTCTGAGATAATCTAAATACCAGCATCCCATACGGACATTTTGTTTCCAGTTGTACGGGTCAACATTCTTTATTCCGACCTGCTCAGCCAACCATGGGTATGTGTTCCTGTTAAGTTGCATAAGCCCCATAGAAACACCATTATCAGCTTTAGCATCCCAGCTGCTTTCGGTTTCAACTACACCCATCACCAGCTCGGGCGACAAGTCATAGTCCAGAGCTACATCCTCAATATACGCTTTCATTTCGTCTATAGTAGCTGCTTCAGCCGGAACAGCAGGAACAGCACTTGTGATGGCGAACAATGCCAACACGATTGTTGCAATGATTCTCATTTTTACCTCCTACAAGCCAAGAATTTCTTTCGTTCTCTGTGCTTTGTCCACTGCAATCTTTCCACGTTTACTTTTTCCAGCAACTCTGACAGGTAAGCACATTTCAAGAATGCGGTCATACAACCTCTTGTATTTTTCATCGCTAGGACTTCTTAAATCGCCTATTTCGAGATTTGTTGTTACGATTAATGGTTTCTTTGCCCTGTAACGCGTATCTATGACCTCAAAAACCCTTTCATAAGCCGTGGTAGTCTGTCGCTCTGTTCCGATATCATCCAGCAGCAATAAATCACAATCAGTAATCTGTTTCATAATGTCTTCCTTGTTAGCACCATAGTCAGCCCCAATAGCATCTATCAACTTTGGCAGGCTTGTCATAACAGCTGAAACGCCGTTATCAATAAGCCTGTTCGCTATGCAAGCAGCTAGAAAGCTTTTTCCTGTTCCGGGTTCTCCCCAGAATAAAAGACCCTGATTCATCGCTTTCATTTCTCCAAAATTTTCGCAGTATTTTCTCGCAACTTGACTGGGTTTTGATTCACTATCATCATCAATGGCAAAAGTGCTATTCAGATAGTTTTTATCGGTGATTCCTTTCTTCCTGAGCCGTTCAATTTCTTTGTTCCATTCCCTGATTCGCTGTTCTTCTTCTTCCTGCTTGTATTTCTGTGCTAGGCAAGAACACACAACAGGCACTTTTCTTACCTTTCCCAGAAGTTCTATCTGCTTCTGACGCGGTTCATGGCAATTAGAGCAATGCAACAGACCATCTGATTCATCTAGGTAAGTTTCACCCTGCTGTGCGCTTTCTGCCGCTTTTACGATTGTTTCAATCGCATCTGTGATACCATCCATTTTTATCTCCCTCCATGTTTACAAGCTCCAACCATTCCTTATGGCTTCTTCTGCCCGTTCTTCATAAGTGCCTTGTTTGTTTACCGCTTCATTGGCTCCATTACCATATCCAGTGTGGGAATGGCTGTTTTTACCGCTAGACGGCTTGTTTTTGTAGTTCCCTTCCAGAACTTTTACAATGTTTGTAGGGTTCATAAGCCAATCCAGATTTGCTGTCCATCCGTTATCATTTTCTCCTGTTAAAAAATCGCTTTTTTCTGCTAGTTCAAAGACATTTTTGAAATCATCCATGGTGTATCCATCTTTCAATCTAGCATTGATAGCAGATTTTCTTCTGTCTGTAACCTTTAAGACAGATGGCAGCGAAACACAGATTTCGTTGTACAGATTTATGACATTCTGAATAACGATATTGTCTTTATTAGCGTTTCTTTTCATGTTCACAACTTTCGGTTTTGACGATTCGTCCACGAATCGTCCACGAATCGTCCACGATACATCATTGTCATTGTCATTGTCATTGTCAATATCATTATCATTCTCTAATTCATTAATATTGATTGAATCGAAAAATTGAAGAACAGTTTCATTCGCGCTATCCTTAACGCTTTCCCACACATAAACAAGCAGTGCCTTGTTCTTAACGCCTTTATACTCTCTTTTCAAACAATCAAATACGGGCTTCCCGCCTTTTATGATGGAGTGCTTCAAGAAATTTCTTATTGCGATTTCTCCCGTTTCATTAGACCACTTCAAAATGTTGTACTTGCTCTGGAATCTATCCAACAAAACCAGAATTGCTTCCTGCGAATATCCCGTTTCAAAAGCTGCTATTTTCACGTTAAACGGATATATGCCAATCTGCGTAGTGTGTGGATTCGTTAGAAGGTACAGCATAAAATACTTGTCTTCTGGCGAAAACATGTTGACAACTTTGTCGTCAGTCCAGAACCCTATATCTACAACTCTTTTTATTCCCATGTTTCAATCACCCTCTTTCACTTGACAACTTATTTTTCTTGCGGTTGTAGCAAATACCGCCTATCTTGTTGAAGCAATCAGGGCGGGTTTCATATCCCATCAAACCTAACTTAACAAAAGCGATTTCCGTTGATTCGTACACCTCCGCGTAGCCGAACTCTTTTATAAGTGAACGTATCTTTCTCACTTTCTCTTGTGACAAATCAAAACCAGCTAAATCGTCTATAAGATTAATAATGCTTTCAACTGCTTCATCCTCAAATTCACTCAATTCATTTTTCCACTGCAAAATCATTTCTAGCTGTTCCCTGCGTTCATTCAGTTCGTCTAGCTGTTTTTTCTGCTTTTCTATAACTTGCTTGTCGCTAAGAAGCACCTTTCCTTTTCCTTGATTACAGTCAGTGCATGATGTTATTAAATTCATAATGTCGTTTGTACCGCCCTCTGCTACAGGGTGTATATGGTCTACCTGCAATACAACATCAGGTGCCTGTCTTCCGCAATACTGGCAAGTGAAACTATCCCGTTTGAACACTTCAAATCTTTGCTTTTTGCTAATTGCTTTCCTTTTCGCCATTGATGTCTCCCTCTTTCAAGCTTCAACTCCAAACATTCCACCATATTCAGCGTGCTTTAAAATATCATCCAAACTTTCTGCAACAGCTTCTGTATCATCGGGATACAGCAAGAAAACCTCATTGTTTGCCGCGAACAACTGTGCTGCTTCAAACTCGCTCACTGGCAGCATCCCAGTGTATGTGTATCCATAATTGACCATCATTTCTCTGGATAGCATTTTCATTCGCCAACCTTTCCATTTTGGAATTTTTGATTGTACAAGAAATACACCATCACTGTTTGATTAAATCCCTGTTTTCTTCCACATAGCTTTTAATCAGCTCACGGGTAACAGTGCTTCTGCCTACCCCTTTCTTTTTGCAAATAGAGGTATACTCTTCCAGAGTAGCCCTGTCTATTTTACACGTTTCCAAGATTACAGCAGGGTTTTCTGTTTTTTTTCTAGCCATTCTATTCACCCCTTTCAAAATAAAAGTCTGACTATCTAAATATATCTTAGCATTAGTCAGACTTTTTTACAATCGGATTTCGACTTTTGTTACTCTTTTGTTTCTTTTTTGGAACGTCATACAGTACGACAAATATCACCTTTTGCAATCAGAACGGCAAATCATTATCATCAAATAAGATTTCTTCACCATACATATTGTCATTCTGGTTAGAATGCCCCTGAGAGCTTGTATTTTGACTTGTAGCTTGTGTTTGGCTGCTTTCATTAGTATTTATACCTTTTGATTGCAAAACAACGTCTGAAACCAAAATAACAGCTTCTTTGTGTTTTTTCTTGTCGTCAGATTCCCATGTATTTTCGGTATATTTTCCCTGAACAGTTACCTGCATACCTTTTTTCCCATACTGGGCGACATACTCAGCAGTATGCGTCCATGCTACAAGCTTCGGGAAGTAAGTCTTTTTATTATCCCCCCAGCCATCATCAACGGCAATCGTGAAATTCGCTACAGCCTTTCCGCTGCTGGTATAACGTAACTCTGGGTCAGCCACCATACGACCTGATAATACAACGCTGTTAATACTCATTTATCATCGCTCCTTTTTAATTTTATGCAATATAAACCTCAACACCAGCACTCTTCTGTATCTCTTCTTTGAATCTTGCTGCATCCGAATTTGCTTCAGACAAGTGACATAAATAAATCTGTTTTGCTTTGCTCAAATCACACGCTTTCAGGTAGTCCATCAGCGTCTGCAAGCTAAGATGGTTCCTTCTGATTCGTCTTTTCAGGCTTTCATCCAGCAAGCCGCTATCGACATTATCTGTGATAATCTGTTCATCGTGATTTGCTTCGATGATGAAATAGTCGATGCCATTAAAGACTGTATCCATGTATAAAGTATCGGTACAGTACAGCAAATTTTCGCCTGTATGCATACTGCTGACCAGAAAGCCGAAAGGCTCAGCAGCATCGTGTACAACATTGAACGGCTGCACAATCCAGCCGCCTATGCGGTACTGCTTGTTATGTTCTAGCACTCGCGCCTTATGCCCTGACAGCTTCAGCTTTTCCAGCGTTCCCCTGCTGCTGTAAACAGGGCAGCTAAGCCGTATCAAATCAGCAGTAGCCTTTGAATGGTCGCCATGTTCGTGTCCCAGCAAGCAGCCATCAAGCTGTGCTACCCTAAATCCAGTAGCAGCTTGAATCTGTTTGATAGGAACACCGCAATCAAGCAAAAGCATACCCTGCCCATCACTGAGCAAATATGCATTTCCAGAAGAACCAGAAGCTATTATATCTATATTCATTTTTTGTCGCTCCCCTCTCACAAGTAAGCTCTCGCAGAATTTCCATTGCTTCTGTACCGCATTCTGCAATCTAATTCTTCGCATATAACTTCCACATTCCAGTCTGTATCACTCAGCCACAAATCTACCTTTCCGTTTTTCAGAAGGGACAGAATTTTTCTAGCTTCTTGCATCTTGCCTGTTCTTATTAGCTCCCGGTGAATATCCATCATCTTGTATCTCCTGATTTTTTTGTCCAGCATTCTATTACCTCCAATCAGTAGAACATATCCAGCTTTTTCATGCCATACACCAGAGCAACAGCACCCAAAGCACCAACAAACATGCCAACTGGCAAGCTTATTGCCCCGCAATCCATACCGAATATTGCCCACAAAAACGCAAAAAAGCCAACAAAAGAGATAACCTTGTACATCACTATTCCCCCTTTGCCCGTCAAGCCGATAGCCCAGCTTATTATTTAATCGTTATATAAGTAAGGAAAAGTCTTCTTGAATTTGCACGTTACAATCTTAATCATTTCTTCATCGGTGTACGTTCTGTTTTCATCAAAAATTAAGGCATTGACCATGCTGCATACAGCTGCCGCATATTTACCTCCTTGCTTTACATTTAAGCTTTCACATAATTCTTCAAAAAATGTCATTTTTCATTCTCCCTTTCCGTGGCTCTCTATCCTCAACCACAATCTTATTATATTCCGAATCGGAACATTTGTCAACTATTTTTTGCGATTTTGTATAATTTTTATTCCAAAAAAGAAACAAAAAAGCCACAGCATAAAGCCATGGCTTCCTAATTCATATTAAAATTCTGGTTCTTCCTCTCCTGCTGGTTCAGGTACATTCAATGGCATTTCGTCTACTTCTTCAACTGGTGCAAGTTGCTGTGGCTCTTCATAGTCGCTTACAGTAGCTTCTACATCAATCACATTTTTGCAACTATTCTCGGCAATTTCAGCATCTACCTGCATATCAGCGAACTCAGCTTCACGGCGTTTCAAAGCCTGATAGCTTTCGTCAATCTTAGTAGGGTCAAGCGGAATGTTCTTCGGTTTGTAGACTTCTCTTTTGATGGTTTTTAACGCCATTTCAGAAAACCACATATCGTCCTCTACTTCCACCTGTCTGCCATTCTGCCATTTCTTTACCTTGCCGCCCCAGAACTCAGGGTTTCCAGATGCAGCATCGCGACGTTTCAAAATGTCCTGTAAAGTCATTATAATCAGCTTATTCTTTTCTGCATCGTAAAATTCGAGGTAACCGAAAGCCCCAATGATTTTCCCTCGATTGAATGGATTGTTGATTTCAAATTCATAGGATTCTACTTTATTCGCCACACCCTTCTTGATGGGCTTGAATGTATCGGTTTCATAAACAAGCTCAGTAGTAACAGCTTTCGGCTTTTCCAGCGCGTATTTCTCTGCCAAAAAAATAACACCATTGTAGCCCTTCATAAGATTTACTGTGTACTTTCCAGTTTTCTTGTTTAAATAAGGAATTGGGAACAGTGTGTTTTCCTGCATCATATCAAGCCCGATTTTTGCGTTGTGCATTACATCAACCGCAAGAGCTTGCAAGTCAACATTTTGCCATGTCACCGGAACATTGTTGTCCCATTTGTGGTCTTTGTTGTTCTGGTTCTTTCTAATCCTTCCTTCTTCAGCTGTTTGTAAAGCCCTGTCAATCGTTATAAAATAGCCTTGAATCAGCTGCTTTTCGTATTCAGTAACATTTATTCCTCCATTGCTATTATGACCAAATTCAGCCATTACCTTTGCTGTAAAGCGTTCCGACATGCTCTGTTCTTTCTTTGCTACCTCGTTTGTCATTTTTTATTCCTCCATTTCTTTTACACTGCTCTTGCCGCTGCAACATTATCTTTCTCTATTCTCAAGGTCTTGTCTTTTTCAGACACAACCAGTCGTACCATCTGATTTGCCGTTCTGTATGGTGCAACGATAGATTCACTGAAATCTATCACTACAGGTACCGACACTCCCCAATATTCAGAAAGCCTATCAATGATTTCTAGCCCAGCATTCACTCTGCTACCATAGTTCGCGCTTTCCCACGGTTTCAAGCCTGCATTCGTTTGGCACAAGACTGTGCAGCACTCTTCGACACCACCATTGATAAGCTCATTGAACAGTTTGAAGCGCACATTTTTGAATCTGCTGTTGATTCTCTCATCCAGCATAGACACCTTGCGTTTGATGAACAGCTCGCACAGGTAGATGCCATGTTGTAAGTTCTCATATGCAGCAGCCATGTTCTTTTCTTCTGCTTCCAGCTGCGAAATTCGTTCATCCTGCATTTTCACCATCGCATACCGCGACTTCTGGTTTTCCCAATCAGCGATTCTGTTTCTCAAAAGCGATATTTCGCCGTTTAACGCTTGTTTTTCATTCTCTAATGCTTTTGTACCATCAAGCATTTTCTTTTCGATTTCAGCTATTTGTGCAACGTATGAGCGGTATCTCTCTGTTGTTTGGTATGGTGCAGGTTGCACAAGGCTCTTTTCTGCTTCAGCAATTTTGCTTTCAATCACCTCTTTAGCTATGCTCAAGTCAGCAGAATCTTTTATCAGCATTTCAATCTGCTGGGATAAATCAGCTATCATGTCTTTGCTGCATTCTGTCTTTCCGCGCTGATTGATGGCTTCCAGACGCTTGCTTTTTGCCAGATTAAACTCTTCAATAGCAGCTTGCACCTTCTCTTCCGGTAAATCCTGACCGCAGGTAGGGCAGACAGTGTTGCCAGACCATGATTTTGTCTTTTCGGCTTTGTACTCTTCCAGCATTTCTGAGCGCAGCTTTTCAATTTTTTTGAGCTTGTTTTGCTTCTCTTCCAGTTCCGCTGCAAGCTTGCGTTCACTCAAGCTAATGTTGACTTTCTCTTTTTGCAAATCAGCGATAATCTGTTCAGCAGCTGCGTTCATATCTCTACATTCAGCTCTATATTTAGCTTCATCCTCAGCCATTGCAGCCTTTACATTGTTCAGCTCAATTCTTAGCTGTGATGCAGCTTCACCAGCGGTCATGCTGCTTGCTATCGCCTGTTTTTCGTCCAACTTGCTACGCAATGTTGCAAGCTCTGTTTCAATGCCACTTTCAGTTGCAAACGGTAACTCTGGTTTTGCTTTCTGCGCTTCATCAATCCGCGTCGGAATGTCCTGCATCTTTTTATTTAATTCACTTCTCTTGCTGTTTGCTATCGCCATAAATTCCTCAACCGTGTATCTGGCACTGTCAGAGCCGGGCTTCAGCAAGTATTCTGGCAGTTGTGCAAGCTCATTTGTGCTTGTTATAACCACATCATCTGAGATATCGCCACATACTTCCAGCAACATCTTTCTTCTGTCCTTCCAATTTAGCTGTTCACTGAAATATTCAGGCGATGTAAGCACTTTTGCCTGTTCTGCCGTAAACATGCTGTCTAGTCTGCTCTGATACTCTTTTTGTTTCACAGGAACACCATCAATGTAGAAATCTACTGTGTGTCCAGAAAATTCTTCAGCAGCACTACCGCGTTTCTTTTTATAGACCTCATAGAAATCTTTCTTCAATGTGACCATGCTGCCGTCTTCCAGAATGAACGTACCTTCGGCAGAGTGGTGCAAGTTGTGAACATCATTCCCAGCAGCATCTTTCGTTTTTGGATTGTAATTTTTCACGTTGTCGATAGGTTTATCAAACAATAGCCATGAAATGCTGTTCCCGATTGTTGTTTTACCGGTTCCATTTGTTCCATAGACAGAAAAGCTGTCGCCATTCTGCGTGATGGTCAGAGCCGGAATCCCTTGAAAATTCTCTAATACTAATTCTTTTAATCTCATTTTTGTTTTCCTCCATTCTTTTCTTGTATTTGTAAAAATCGAATGGTAGAATACAACCGTACTCTACTGTTTCGGTGGTCGCTCGCTCGAATGTAGATACACTTGCCACTGTCGCTTGCGATGGTGGCATTTTCTGTTTTAAGCACCAGCTTTCCTCGCTGCTACATTTTGAGCAATTCTTATCAACGCTTCATAGATTAGGCGATTGCGCTCATTCGCTGGCACTAGCTTCTTCATCGCCAGCAACACCCTCTACATCGTCCTCCGCGAACAACTCTTCTACTGTTGTACCGAAGTTCTTAGATATCAGCAGAGCTTCTTCTAAAGAGAATTTACTTTGTCCATTCTCTTTTTTGTAGTAAGTCGCAATCGACTTATAACCTAGCAGCTTGCTCATGTCATGTCCCGTGATATCTTTACTTCTGCGCAGTGCGCGCAATTTTTTTGCTGTCATTATATCTCCATTCCTTTCTATATAAATTCCCTTGCATCATTATTATATTCCAAAATAGATTTTTTGTCAACTTATTTAGAATATTTTAGGCGGAAAAAGATTATTTCAAACTGAAAGCATAAAATTGTGATAAAATCGCCATACTCGATACAGAACAGCTATTCAAGAACATGATACGATAGAAGTAGGAAAATTAAGGGAGGGCGACCATGAAGCTAAGAATCACTTACCTTAGAAAAAACGCTAAATTTACGCAAAAAGAACTAGCTGACAAGCTAGGTACAACAGCTTCCACCATAAGCAAGTATGAACAGGGGCAGCTCGAACCTAATCTTGAAATGATAGAAAAGATGGCTGACCTCTTCGGCGTATCAATCGACTTTCTGCTTGGTTACAGAGAGAAACCAACTAATATTACAGGGCAACAGTCAGATGATGCAGACGGCGACCATGATTATCTGTACATCTTGAACACACACGGGAACCGTGAGCGCGTATACATACCGCCAGAAAAGCAAGACCGTTTTCGTGTGCTTATTTTTAGCGCATTTCCAGAGCTTTTTGACGAAACTTTCTAAGCAGCAACTACACCATGAACAACAAAAGGAGTGATGCCCTATGACACCGAATGAAAAGATACTTAAAGTAGCCCTTTATATTCGGGTCAGTTGACCCAGTACAGACGCACAAATTGACGGATATTCCATCGAATTTCAACGCGAGAAGCTCCTAGCCTATTGCAGCGTTCACGACTATCTTATCCATGATATCTACATTGACCCCGGGCATTCAGGAGCAAGCCTAGCCCGTCCAGATTTGCAACGTATGATTAACGATGTAGACAAATTTGATGCCGTAATTGTATATAAGCTGGACAGATTATCGCGTTCTCAAAAAGATACACTCTATCTGATTGAGGACGTTTTTCTTGCGAATAATATTGACTTCATAAGCATTCAAGAGAGCTTTGACACTTCAACTGCTTTTGGTCGTGCCATGGTCGGCATCCTGTCTGTATTCGCTCAGTTGGAGCGCGAAAATATCAAAGAACGCACAGCATCCGGCAGACGCGGCAGAGCCATGGAAGGGCTGTTCCACGGCGGTGGTAAGCGTCCAATCGGCTATGACTACATAGACGGTAAACTCGTCCTGAACGACTATGAAGCAATGATTGTGCAGACTGTTTTTGATATGTACAATGTCGGACACGGCAAAGACACCATAGCCAAGCACCTGCGAAAAAAAGGGCTGAAGTCAGGTTACGGGTTCCTATCTCCTACGACCATTCATATCATGCTACAGAACATCCTTTACACCGGCAAGATACGCTGGAAAGGCGAAATATTCGATGGCTTACACGATGCCATTATCAGTGACAGCCAGTTTCAGCAGACGCAAATCGAGATAAAGAAACGCTACATGGAGAAGAGCTACAAAGGGCAATCTACTCTTGCTGGTATGCTCTATTGCAGTCAGTGTGGCAACAAACTGTACCGTAAAGGCTATCGCGGTTACTTCTACTACAAGTGCAACAGTAGACTTGACCGAGGGCTAAAAGGACACCCAGAAAAATGCAGCCTAAAGACATGGAAAGCAGCGAACATAGATACAATCATTGACCATGAGATACGCAAGCTTGCTTTTGACCCTGATTATGTGGATGAAATCATTGCAGAGCAATCAATCTGGTCAGCTAAAAGCACAACCACAGAAAACAAAAAACAGATTATTGAATCCAAGATTGCAGAGCTGAGCGCGCAAATCAAGAAGCTAATGAAACTGTACATTGACGACAAAATGCCCATCAAAGATATAACAGCAGAAATAGAAGCACTAGGAGAAGAACGCGACCTGCTGATTAAAAATTTAGATGGCATAAAAGAAGAGCCAGAAGAGAAAACAAAGACGACCGAAGAAATAAAACAATATATGACCGATATGTCAAAGCTATGGAACGATGCCAATGAAGACGAGAAAAGGCAAATCATTACAACACTAATTGACAGAATCACAGTCTTTGACCATCACATAGAAATTGACTGGGCATTTATGGCATGATTCAGCTCAAAAAAAGTCCATCACAATAGACCCACACAGGGCTGAAACATATATAAGCAAAGCACCCATAATTAGGGTGCTTTTTTCTCTTTATGTATAGCTGCGTCCAACTTTCTGCTAATCTCGTCTATCTTTGTATTGAGCTTGCTCAATTCATCAATAATTGCTGCATACCCATTTTTATGCTTATCTATATGTTTGTGCTTGTTTTCGCGGAAAATGGTGTTATCGTAACGAAAAGCAATATCATACACATCATTCTTAATTCTGCGCTGCTCATACTGTTCTATATCGCTCAACCTGTCATAGTTATCAATCAGCCATCCATGCCGCCTAAAATCTATATGCCGTTCCCTAAAGTTCCTGTATATCTCACGCATAACGGCAAACTGCTCTTTGTCAAATTCTCGCACACTGTATTTGATATCCTTCACAGCAAGCTTACTTTTGCCGAGCACAGAATTAGATTCATAAAACACTGCCGATTCTATGTCTATGACAGACATTATCATATCATCCGGGATTCGATTCACAGCCCAATGTTCGCGGTTTACATCTGCATCTTTCACACCGTGATTATATTTCAGCTCATACGGCGTAACAAATCCATCTTTGTTCCGGTCAGATACCACAACCATGTAGACAAAGAACAGCGGTCTTTTCCACTCTTCTGTTGCGCCCTTAATCATGCCACGCAAAGCACTGGCACCATCAGGCATCGAATTGAAGCACCCTTCCAGCGTTTCTGCAAAGCTGATTCGCCCAGTTCTATCGTCTTCACCATCAAGTCGGTGTGACGGCACTCTCAACGTAAAATCTCGCTTATCCAGATAATTGAACGAAACATGAAACAACATATACTCTTGCACTCTTCTTACCTCCTGACTTGCATTTGAATCTACAAAAAAATGATAGCATTTTCAGCTATCATTTATAACTATAAAAATTTATCCATCGGTCAGCCTTTTGCCCTTCAATATGGCGTGCAACAGCCTTTTCATGTCCCTGTCTTTTTCACTGAAATATCCAGCAGCAAAAGCAATTCGATACAAAAGCCTTTCATAGTCCTCTTTCAACATGCATCTTTTTTCACATTCTAGCATTCCGTCAATGCAGTCTGCGATTAGAATTTTCGTTGCATCATCCATGATAAACCCCCATTAGATTACGCAGCCATCGTTCGTTACGATGCAGTATCCATCGCCTTTTTTGTAGTAAGCGTTTCCTGCTTCATCTTCCCACACCTTATAGCCGCAATCGTCAACGCCTTTGTAGATTAGTTTGCCAACAACCTCAAATCCTCTGCTTTTCGCAAACTCTCTGACTGTCATTTTATCTCACTCCACTTTCAAAATTCCTCTTTTACGACCTCGCTTTGTAGCTGATACTTGGATACTGCTCACCGTTCACATAAATGTCAACTCTGTAGTTTCCACCGCGATGTGCTGCCCATCTACGGGCTTGTTTTAAATTCGTGAAGAAACAGTGGTCAAATCTGCATCCCTGTTCGTTTATCAGGTTTACGATGTATTTATTTATCATTCTCATTTTTCATTCTCCCTTTCCGTGGCTCTCTATCTCTCTCAACCACAGTTTTATTTTATTCCGTTTCGGAACATTTGTCAATAGGATATTCGCAAAAAGATAATATTTTTTTCCGTTATTGAATATGTAATCATTTTGCAATCGTGTTTTGAAACTACACCTTGTCAGAAGCCGTATTTTTGATTCTGAGCCGTTTTTATATTTCAACGATGAATCATCCAGCTATGTTGTATTCTCTCGTTAGAATTGAATCTGCGAGGTCATTTTCTAAACAAAACACAAGAAAAAACTTAAACTTTATCAAGAAAGTAATTCAGAACGCAAGAAAGTAATTCAGAACGCAAGAAAAAACTGCCACTTTGTAAGAGCAGCAGTTTCGTAATAATTAACCCACAAGATAGTTCAGAATTTCACCGTTGATGTGTTCTATCAATCTTTTCACATCCGCTTTGCTAAGTGGAGCCGTATCAATTCCATCCGGTTCAAACACATTCTTAGCAATCAGAACATTGCCGACTATCGGATTGCCATGCTCTTTCACGCCATACAGAACAGAAGCAATCGGAGATAATACAACTGGCTCTTTCAATAGCCCTTCTTCATCCACAATCATGCAGTAATCTTCCGGCAATCCAACCGGCTGCACAATCTCTATCATTCTGCATCCAATCTG